TCTTGGTACAATCGTTGAGCGACACCGGATTGAAACGCAATCAGTTGTTCTTGTAGAACACATAAAGCGTCTTGCGCGTCATGAAAATACGACATCCACGCTGTTCAGGAAGCAAAAAAACAGCAACAAAAGCAACAACAAACGTGATTTAGTACGACTTTCAAACAAGAAACAAGAAACATACGTGTGTGTTGAATGGATTTACGGACGCGAAAAAATTCGGAGTTTCATTAAAATCGTTGTTCTATCATAGAAGCATACCCTCCTGCGCTCTTGGGTACCACCTTTTTGTGTTTGCTCTCCCAGGCTTTTTTTAATTCAGGCAATTCCATTTGTAATTTTTGTGCGCCGAAATATCCACATGCAGTGCAAAAGTCTGCACGATCGAAACTCCATTCTTCTTGAGACACGTCGTGTTCCTTAAGAACGGATTCAATGAGTTGAAATATTTTTATTCCATTTTCGTATGTAAGATCGCGGTGCGACAGCAGACAATGGGCCAAGTCGTACAAATTCAGCGTATCATCGCTTTTTTTATAGGCTGCTAAGAACGCCAGCAACAATTGTAACGGAATTCGAGGCGACGTAAAAATCGCGATAATTGTGTTCAAACGCATTTCTTCATAGTGGACTCTTTTAAATTTTAATGGCACGCGGTGTCTTTCATATCGCTGGCAAAGAGTGTTTCGTTCCAGCAGTTTTAATAATTTCCTGGTGTAATAATGAGAAGCTGGAACGTTAGGATCCATGAATCCGAAAACGTTCTCTGCACCGTTTTGAATTCTATAGGGGTATTCTGTTTTGTATCGCAACCAAATAGCAAATAGATCACGGTTCCATTTGTTGGAGTGAATCAAAGCACTTGGAAGCTTTTGATGAAAAAAATCAATTACACCGAGAATTTGTTGAACATAGGCATTCTCACTGTCGGAAAACATACCAGCAAGAAGTGTCGGTGCAAGTCTCAAATAACGACCAACAATCTGTTGATATTGTAACAGCGCAGGAGTTAGTTTACGCAAAAAAAAGTTTAGTTGTCCCCAATACATCAGAGCAAACTTCGTGTTGTTTCTGTCGGTCGAATTCTGGTCAAACGCATCAGTACAATTCTTAAAAGCTTGCAATATGTCGAATCGAAGTTCGAGTTCTCTGGCGGTCAACTTTCCATACGACTCGTTGTCTTTTAAATCCAAAGCTTCTTTAAAATTTGTTTCTGTGTCATATGCAAGTACCAATCGTTGCAAGTCTTTCGGAAGGGATTGGCATTTTTCTTTGCATTCGAGTTCAGTCAAGGAACATTTGTCAGATATATACAAAAACCTCACGCTCCAATACAAAGCTGTCGCGTTGTTGTAGCTTGCATGTAGATCTAATGGTGCGCCAAACAGTTTTGGATCGGCATCGATCAAATGTAAAAGAGCGGTGCACAGGAGAGGTTCACGCAACGATGAAATCACAAAAAATTTGTGGAGTTCCTGTCCTTGAAGTCCGTTCCGCATAAGAGCCGAGATAATCATCATGTACGCTCGCATCTCTGTTTTTGTTGGGCCAGAGGGTAGTAAACTATTGTAAATGGAACATGTATTATAAAACCACACGAACCGCACAAGAATGTCGGAAATGTTTCGTCTGCGGTCTTTTAACGGGGTTGGATCATCAAGACAAACCCAATTGAATGCATTATCCGGGCACATCCAATCAATGCTATAATCATATTTTGTGGACCTCAACAACAATCTTTTCAACAGTTTTATCGGCACGTCAATCCATAGATGCTGTGATGCAACATAAACTGCATGATCTTTTTCCTGCTTTGTATATTCGAGTCTGGACATTTTTTTAGTTTGCCCGCGTTGTCGTCCGAATAACCAAAAAGAAAATTTGTTTTGTGTGCCCCTCTCGTCGTGATGAATCGAATCACAACGTGATGAACATTCAGACGAACACGAAAACTTCACGATCGCCGTCTATGCCTTCTGATGAAAAAGATACATTTTGGGTTTCATTAGATAAAGCTTTATCGGATTGGACGAAAGCAACGGATAACTATCTGGCCTTCTGCAAGCAGTTCCAAAATCTTGAAGTGGATAGATCGACCGCATTACAACTCAAAATGATCGAAAAGGTACTCCATGGAAAACGTGAACACGAATTTTCCAATATTCTGCTGCTATGTTCAAATTTTGTCAAAACTCCACCATATTCATATTCGATGTTGGAACAAGAGTTTCGTCAGCGCAATTTATGTCTTTCTATTCATGCGCGATGGTTCGATCCGACCAGTGTGGAGGGTAAAATGGAATTTCGTGTTGTAAACACCAACCGCGTAACAGTTCCTTTTCAAACACATTACGTAGTAAGCCAAGACCAATCATTCTTAAAGCAGGAACGCGATTTGACTATTCGTTCATGGCGCGAATCTGGTGCGTTAAACGATGAACAAACAAAAGTCTGCAAAACCTTGGAAAACGAATCCGATGAAGAAAAGAAAAACAAGGGCATGATCGCTCTCAACCTTGAACTCTTGCACAACGTTGGTGTTTTAATAACCGATCAAAAAACCGTGGAGCAGACGCCAAATATCACACCACTTGCGCAAATTGAAGCAGCGAAGGTGTTACATGATAAAATGTTCTCGTCTTAGTGTAGGCGTTTGAGTTTTATTTAGCCGCGGGTTTCTCTTGCTTGTGTGTGCTTGCGGTGCGTGTGTGTGTGTGTTGTAAGTTTCTTCTTGACAGAGATTCGTGAGAGATGGGGGTGAACAGAAGCGGACTATGTATGAACAGAAATGATAGGCAGCGAATGGGGCTGATGCACGGGTTGATGCACGGTAACGAGAGTAAAAACTGGCATCGGTGGAGGTGGAGTGATAAACCCACGGGTAAACGAGTGACACAATGAACACACAAACGCGATCAACACAGGGATCAGAAATGACATACTCCAAATCAATGGGTTAATAACGCTGGGCAGATTTTGTTTGCAAGTCCCTGCATCGTACATGGATTTACCCGAATCTGCTTTCCTAAGAGCAGGTTTGCAATACAGTTGCAAACACCCTTGTGATTGTAGAACAGAAGCTTTCAGTGGGTGCTGAAGATGAATTGCGATGGCCGTGTTGAACGGCTCCAACGTGGTCGCGTTGATGAGAATCAGATCGATTCTCGCGACGTAGTCATCAGAATCGGTGTCCAATGCCGGTTCGTGCACCTTGACAATTTCTTCACAGAACGGCGCATATTGTGCATTCTCAAGGAAGCTCATTGCAGCGTTCCGTAGAAAGGCACCGGACATGCCAATCAGACAGAATAACAAAAATGCCGTTATCGCCCTGTCTTTGTTTTTATCTTTTGTCCACATTATCCTGCACGATGTAAGACGAAAGAAGGCGGAAATGCCAATAGGTTAGCGGAAATCACTTCACGTGCGTAAGGCACAAAAAGACAAGGCAGAGTTTTTGTTTGTTATGTAAATGGTTTCATTTCGTTCAGTTGTTCTTGTGAAAGGAGAAGCAAATCCCGCGCAGTGCGGAGGCGATGTGCCGCGTTATGAGGCGCGTGTTGCGTTCCCGGTTTCGCTTTCTTCTTCTTCTTTTGTTTCTCTTTCTTTTTCGCTTGTTCTTGGAGTTCCTTGTCTTGGTCGTCCTTGTCATCGCTGGCTTTGTCGTCGCCAGTTTTGTCTTTGTCTTTATTGTCCTTGTCGTGCTCTTTGACCGGCTGATGCTTACCGATTCCCATAAATGAACCTGTTACCACACGAACATCTCCAGCGATCTCGATCTCGATGTTACCGTTTTGGTTCGACATCACCTCTATTACGACCACAGGAATGACGTACTCGTCAGCACGGGTGAATGCAAAAAAATTTGATGCATGGCAACAAAATTTGTTGCAATTTTTTTGTTTGTTTTAGCGTTTTGTGCTTCGCGTTTCCGTCACTCAAAACCTAAAAAGCCAAAAGCAGTGCACAGAAGGAATCATGTCCCAACCTGCGCCCATTCGCGGCCCTGGTACGTGATGTCTTGACGATGTTGTGCTGTGTACGACGATAAAGAGTGTATCTCCCTTTTGTGTCCCGTGTTTGTTTGTATACAGGCGGTAACGCGACGGAGGAGCGACGCCGGGTTTACATCGGTAATTTGATGATCGGGTATGTTGTGCGTTGCGAATTGCATCGCATTATCATGGCTCACTCGGTGCATCATATGCGTAATATGCGTTAGATTGGATGAACAAAAGCTGAAAGACGCCTTTGCGTCATGTCCACCGATCACGCGTATGGATCTGAAACGTAAGACATGCGCTTTACAATTAATGATTCTCAGTAACGATTTGGTTCCGTCTCTGTGGCGTTTTGGATGATGTGGCGTCTTGGATGATCCCCCCAGCTAAACAGAACTTTGCATTCGTCGAATTCGCGACCGCCGTCGCTGCTGACGATGCCGTGAAAAAACTGGATGGGAAAGAGATTTGTGGCCAACGTGTTGTGGTTGAAATCGCTCACAGCAAATGTGGACGTTCAAAGTAAGTGTGCATGCACCTCTCTCTCTCTCTCTTTTATGCTCAGCTTCCGCTTGTTTATTGCGATCGATGATGCGAAACAGCCGGCGCGAAAGTGCTCGTGGACAGTGGCGTGTGCACATTGAAGGTTTGGACCCGAAGACGTCCTGGCAGGATTTGAAGGACTTTGCGCGTGCTGCTGCTGCTGGACCGATCAGTTTCACGGATGTGTGGATGGAGAACGGAAAAAAATTTGGCGTGGTGGAGTATTTAAGTTCATCCGACATGAACGAAGCCGTGAGGAAATTGGACGGCACACTGCTGCGCGGTTCCAAGGTGAAGATGTTTACCTCGAAGCGCGATTTGCGTCGTTCTCGTTCCCGTTCGCGTTCCGGGCACCGAACAACTCATCATCGTCGTTCTCATTCGCGTTCTCATTCGCGTTCTCATTCACGTTCGCGTTCGCGTTCTCGTTTCCGCGCGAGCCGGCGATCATCGCATCGCAATGGACACGATGGACGCAGTGGACGCAGTCGTCATTCTCGCAGCCGGAGCCGGAGTCCCACCCGTGGTCGTCGCCGCTCGCACAGCGCAACTCGTTTGTACAATAAGCAAAATGAGAAGTACGTGCGTCTTCAAGGTAAGTACGACGACAATGGCGTTCCGATTCCTCTTCCTTCGTTACCGACCGGAAGGATCGCTGGATCACGTCTGCCCCCGCCTCCGGGTTTACTACCCACGGGTTTACCATCGTCGTTAACTCAAATTCTTTCTCAACATTCCCCGGCCGCAGGGATTGTTGTTCCCGGGGCTGGACCCATGACGTCGTTGTCAGCACAACCACAGAAGCAACATCAAACAACTTCTCTTTCATCTTCTGCTTCATCTGGCGGCGCCACGGGTTCAATTGCGGTTCCATCGAGCGTTCCGATTCAACCGGTTCAACCCGTGCAGCTCTTCAATCCTCAGGTGTTCCCTGCCGTTCAGCAACAAGCGTTCGAGTTCCCAAAGATCCCGAACGGTTTTGCGACGTTGCCATCGAATGCTGTCATCTTACCAAACGGCATGTTGGGTGTGCCAGTTTCCTTTCCTGGCACTGCGTTCGCCGCCATGATGGCCACGTCGGCCACTCAACAGCCGGTTCAGCCGCCGCAACCGGTTCAACCAGCTCAACCGGCAGGTGGTGATCAGGATCAAAAGCACACTGCTCCTCAAGTTCCGGTTCCTGTTCAAAGGCCACCTTTGCCTATGCCGGCGTTTTCTGCCCAGATGATGTCACTCCCGGGTCTGATTCCACCTTTCGCGCCGCGGTTGGAACCGAATGCGGGGGTTCACGTTAAGACCAATAACACCGCTTCCAAATAACAATCGTTGTTATCTCCGTGCTTTTTTGTGTGTGTGTTTCCGTCTCCTGTTTCCGTCTCCTGTTTCCATCTCTTATGTGTCTCGGTTGTTTCGTCAAAAACACCTCCCCCACCGTGTTCTTACAAGCCAAGTGTGTTTCGTCTGTGTTCCCGTATGTGTGTGTCGTTGTGTTTGAAACACAGAAAACACACAATGGCGTCAAGTGTGAAGCGTACGGTGTCGGGTGTGAAGCGTATGGCGGCCGCTGCGGTACCAACTGAACCTGCGCCCAAGCGCAGCCGAGTTGTGAACGACCAGCGCTCGTCGATTTCGGTTCGGCACAAGATCGATGCCTTACTCAAAGCCGTGCAGAGGGCGACCGTTTCTGGACTTTCGAAAGCCATAACAGCGGCTGTGGTGCCTCTGAGTTTGGTCATTCAGAAATGTGGCACATTGGCCTCTGTCGTTCACCTTGGAGACCAGCGGGCGGGCAAACGGGACGCCGACTCTCGTCATGAAGAATACGCTAGGTACTTGGAGCTTGTCAAGAGCGAATGCTTGGCCGAATTGCACGCCGCTGAGAAGAACCCGAAGCTCGATGCCGTCAGGCGTCACGTTGAAGCGGTCCGCTCCAAGGTCGTCGAGCTCACTGGGGTCCTCTCTGAACTGGAAGACGCGATTGCGATGTATGAGAAGCGCTGGCCCCACATCACGAAGACGGCCACAACCGTGGCTGCTCATCCGGCTGCTGCCGCAGCCAACAACAAATCGGCCCCTGTCCTACGTACTGGCGTAACACCAGCGGCTGCGGCTTCACCAGCGGCAACGAGCATCGCCAAGGACCAATTGTCGATGTTCAAACAACAGCTCGCAACTTCCGCTGGGTGGGATCGTTTCTGGCGGGCCTTTGCGAAACGCGAACGGTGTGAGTGGATGCCCGCGTGGGCCGCTCACTTTCGACTCAGACACAACGAAGACGAAATCGACCACCGTGGCGAGCCTCTCTTTGACGAAGATGGCTTCTACGTGGGCGATCAAAGTGGCGATGACTTCTGCATCTTCCTTCATGACCATCCCAAGTACGACTTGCTGCAGCGTCCCATGCGCTTTCAGGGGACCGAAATCGAATTGCCATTGCACGGACGCGTAATGATTCACAACGCTTTATACGCCAAGTTCTTTGATGAGTACAAGCAATCAGGCGGATATCGCGGACCGACACGCGGGCCTGGTGAAACGTGGGAGATCACTGCCATGAGGCTGTCGGCTGTGCTCGAGTCCAGACTAAACAAGTCAAAACAATTGACGGCATGGCGTGCAGAACGGGACAAAGCGCTGGACACTGTGACCCCACTACCGAAAGCGGTTCAGCGGCTCGTATGTGTTTTGGTGCCCCAGCCTTAGGCACCTAGGCACTAAGTAGGCACATTGAACTTTGTATTGCGCCTGTCTTTTGCTTCTTTTTTTGTCTCTCAGGAAAGTGCCGTCGTCTTACCTCAGCACAACTCATGCCACTTTCCCCGCGTCCTCGCGCTGCTGACTCGTCGTGAAAGAGAAGGGACACAACAAAAGAAACAAAAGAGAGAGAGGACATCATACAAACACACACAAGCAATCACTTTTTCGTTTGTTTTTTTGTGTGTGTGTGTGTAGATTTTTTACTCGACTTCGTTGTCAGTTTGTTGTTCATAGTCTGTGTTGGATTGCGTAGCAGATCCCGAACTGTTTTTCATCTTCGGCACAACGTAGCCGTCGGTCTCGAGTGTATCGTCCCATTGGTCATCTTCAGCATCATCTGTCTCGACGTGGGTTTGGTCCTTTGCACCCGCCGACGCCGATGCCTTGTTGTCAGGCTGTTTTTCTTTCTCTTTCTCCTTCGCCTTTTGCTGTAATGCGTTCAAGCGTTCTTGGAGTTCTTTGGTTTTCTGCAAAGCAACATATTCCAAAGCAGCTAAACTCTCCAATTCTTCGCGTTGTCGTTTTTGTTCCGCAGCGTCTTTGAGTTCCTTTTCTTTAGCTTTGAGCTCCTTTTCTTTTTCCTTAAGTTCTTTCTCTTTGAGCTCCTTTTCTTTTTCTTGCAGTTCTTTCTCCTTCTTCTCGACCGCAATCCGCGCCTTTTCCTCATGCTCAGCCTTGTCTTTGGCCAACTGAATGCGTTTGTTCGCTCGAAATTCATCATTCAGCTCCTTCAGCTCCTTCTCCATCTGTCGGCTGGTGTGTGTGGCGCAATAATCAGACATGGCCGCATCCATAAAGTCGAAACGAAGAACTTGCACCTGGTTCTGATCATCAACGACTTCGGCGACAATTTCCGTACCACCAAAACGCATGTGGATTTCACCGTAACTACCACGCGTTGGAACGTAAACACGTCCCAACGGACGTACACCATCCTCATAAATTGTACGGGGCGAGTTGCTGTTCGATTGATAAAACTGAATCAAGATCTTTGAGCATCGTTCATCTGCTGCATGAAACCGTTCGGTTTTGACTTCGCCAACCATAATACGTTTGCCGCGTTCACACAACCGTTGGAAATATCCATTGTAGGATTTTGCGTAAACACCACGAGACACAACGATAACTGGCTGAATTTTCTCGTCTGCATCAATCACTGGATCGTAGTCTGTGCCCTCAATCTTGGCAATTTGATAACCAATCGTTGTGTTGATCACACGACACTCAATGATCTCACGATTCAGCGCATAGTGGACAGCGCCGCTGCAAACCGCTGTGCCAGGCTGGTGAGGGCGCTGGAGGGTGACGCGCCGCCCTTCAGCTTTTAGAACTTTGCTTTCTGCAATCATATCTTGAACGGCCTTGTACAGGAAAGGGGACTTGGAAAACCCACCACAAAGATAGACCGTCGTGATGTTCAGCTCTGGCTTCTCCACCGCATCGCGAACATATTCCACAATTCGCTGAATCGTTGGTCCTTGGATTTGATCGACAATGGGCTGAGAAATGAACAGCACTTCATCGTTCGCGTTGTAGCTGACGAGTTTTTTCTTTGTGCTTGCGAGTTGAGCGAGCACAGCTGCAGCTCCCGCCGTTAAGCGGGCTTTGTACTTACGATGAATGGAATTGGCGGTAGTTGCCCAACGTGTAAAGAAAATTTCGCGGCTTTGAATCATATTTTATTGTATCTGTCTCACTCAGACCGAAAACCAAAAAGTGTCATGATGGGCTCCCTTGGTTGTAAGGAACCCAAACAAAGGCTTCCCGGTGAAGATGATCCAGTGCCGACTGGTCGAGACAGTAGTGATGACGATAAGAATGATGATGACCAAGGCAAAAACAAAGACAAAGAAACAGATAAAAAAGCCAACGATCATCATCAAGACAAGACGGCACCCGTCGATTTAGCACAACTCCCACTCGCACAAAGTGTCGTTTCGCCAAAAAGTGTTGATTCAGCAGAAACGGAAACGACACAAAAGCAAGGCGTAAATGGAACCGCAAAGAAACCAGAAGGCCGTAAAACGACATTCTCAACACCATCATCCAGCGAGTCCGAAGACGAAGACGAAAACGAAAACGAAGACGAAAACAATCCGCCTCATACAAACCCGAACCCACAATCCGACATACCCATAGGTTATCCACCTCATCTTTCTCAACATCATATGGGAAATGCTCCGTGGCCGACCCCGTACCCAGTGCAATATCATCCACACATTCCTGTTTTTCATCAGGCAGCTGGTGCCGGTGCTGGTTGTCCTGTTTCACCTGTTCCTCCTGGTACGAATGTTGATTCGAAGGCGAAACATTACCAAGCGAAGCAGAACTCAAACCGAAACCAGAACCAAAATGCCGTCAAAAACCATCAACACATGCTCAACCTCAACAGACGTCTTTTGACAAAAATTCGCGAATTGACAGCACGGTGTGCAGTATCAGAGACCGCACATCTTGAGTGTCAACGATTGCAACATCAAATGAATAATTCATCAACAAAGTTTGCCGCCGCAGTTCAGCAGCTGCAGGAGAAAATCGCCTTTTTGGAAAAAGAGAAATCCGAAGAATTCAAGAAACACGCCAATGCCGCGGTTCAAAAATTCAACAATTCCTCCCATTGTTTCCCCACGCTGAACGAATTCAAAGACAAATACGACTTTGCATTCACACAAACATTGAGCAAGTGGTGTGAAGAACTGATGGATATGTGGAAAGCGCATCCACTGGGATCAATGGAAACCGATATGCTTTTTTACATTCGTTTTCGCTTATTGGCGCGTCAAGTCATACGGGAGATTGACATCTGTGTCGGTGCGTATATGCAAACGCAGTTGAAAGAAGGAATGATGGCGCTTCTCAAGACGTTTGGTTTAAAACCAAATGAGGAGATTGATCTCTCGCCTTCAGAGCCTCATAACCCACGCTTAGCACCGTTTTGGTCTCAAGTTCGTGAACTCCTTCGGGGGGAATACAAGCCAGACAAATGGCCAGTTCTGGAGCATTCCGATGCTTTGACCAAGACCGTGTTGGCGGCTGTGATGCATTACATTGAGGGAAAGGGAAATGAATTGTTCTTTAAAACGGCTCTTGCCGATGAACGGACGAAAAGTACTCGTAATGCCTTTTTTACTCAAGTGATGGACATTGTGTGGTGCGGCTTTTTGACTCCAAAAGACAATGTCCGACTATCGTACAGTTCGAAACTCGTTACAATGACAGACTATTTTGATGAACGTCAATTTGCGTGTGAGATGACCTGCGATGATCGATTGTATATGTATACACCGGCATTGGTCACGTATTCTTTGGACGCAACTGGTAATCAATGGGAGTGGAACGTGATGAAGAAAGGAATTGCTACACGCCTCTGTTTAAAGGATTCCATTCTCTTGGCGGGCGAAGACATTCCTGCCGGGTTTTCCGCTTTGAAGGCGTATGCAGACGAGTGGATTCCCCGCCTGAATGGTGTTGGTCTCATCACTCCCGCTACAGTCTCATCAAAAACCGCATCAGAAACCGTTGCGACGATCGTAAAAGAAAAAGAAAAAAAAACGCGCGGGTAAAAAAGATGATGGAAAGAACGTGTGTGTGTGTCTGTGTGTGTAACACAAAATAACGTTGTTTTCGACAAAGTAGTTTTTTTTTAACAGTTTGTGTTGCGTTTGCACCAAAATTTGCACTCGGCAGAAAAAAACGAGCCGTTTCTTTTTCTTGTTGTGGTGGTGGGGGGCGCTCATTTTTCTACGTACACAGAATGCATGTGGTGAGATATGGCTGCTTTTTTGTGCATACAGAATACGATGCTGTGGGTGATCATCGCGGCAGTCTTCTGCACGTTCTTCAGTGTCATCACAACGATGTGTGAAGGTGTTCGGCTTTTCCTCGGTTCAGCAACGGACACAACAACGCACACGACCACGATGTTCGCCAAGTCAACATGTACCGCAATGGGCGTTGTAGGGCTGGTTGTACTCTGTAAGTGGCAGAGTGACCCAACACTTATCGTTTTCGGTGACCACCTTGACACGTATGCCGTCGGCTATATTTTCTTGATCGTTGCTGACTTGGCGATTATCGTGGGGTATCAATATTCGACCTGTGGAGTTCCAGTGGCGTTTGTCTTTGGTGTCTTTGCGCTCTTGTTGCGAGTGGTGGTATTGGCATCGACGCTTCAACTTTGGCTTTTACCAGAGGTAATCGCGAATGGCTGTTTCGTCGCGTTTCTCGGAGTGTCCTTGCGTCAAATTTGCTGGGGTGACCGGGTCATGCAGCAGAAGGACAAAATCGACAAGATTGTTGTCGTACATGCCCCGGAAATCCCAGAAACGCATGTCTGTTTTGGAGGGGCTACTCTTGGTTCGCCGGGTCAAACATCACTAAAAAAGAACGGCTCATCCGTTAATCCGAACGCGGCCGGTGGTGGGTCGGTTGTGGTCGCGACAACCAGTAACAACAAACCGCAGCTGGTAACAACAACGCAACAACAACCCACGACCGCGCAAGAACTAGTTGCGCTGTTGCGTGCTGACTTTGGTGTTACCAGCTACTGCAATGCCAAAACCGGTGTTACTAAGGTGATTATCGATCCTGCACATCGCGACGCTGTGCAGGCAATGGGAATCGACACAAATCACCCCTTGCTGATGTGGGTGGCCATACAGCAACCGCACGTTTCTGTGCGTGTTGATGAAATGAAAGAACTTATTTTGAATGTCGCATCATAAACGCCGCATCTTGTCTTTTCCCTTGTCTGTTTGAGTGTCTTGTATTTTTTCTCTCTCTCTCTCTCTCTCTTTTAGTAGTAAAGAATCGTTTTCGACAAGACACACGCGATTAGATGTTTTTTTTTCGACAAACAGACACGGCAAAGACCTAATCAGTTTTATAAGTGTCCCGCTGCGAGAAGAATCAACGCCTTCGAACGCGTCGTGCGAAACGGCTTGTGACGGTGAACAACGCGACGCATTTTGGATACAAACGACGCGTGATCAAAAGGATCGATTCCATAGAACATTTTGATACCGGCAATAAGCCGGTTTCGAGTACCCACTTCCTTGATGTGATGCCCAAAGCGCTCGAAAAGCGAACCGAAATAGCCCCGAACCGTCTCCCATTTCGGGATCTGATGTTTTGGTAAGAAGGGTGGAATCAGTAACTCACTCGCGGCGCCGTTCACGTCAAATGTCTTTGTTGAACGGGGTTTCTTAATGAGAGGAAGAACTTGCATGATTGTAAGCATATCATCATTTTTTATCTCGATGACCGTCATCAGCCATTGCTTGAACGACCACGTAAGCATTTTCGGAGTTCCTTTGTACAAAGAAGCATCGATAGGTTCGATGTCGAAGTTCTCCTCCGACGCCATCTGTTGTGCATGACACCAAAAATCAACGGTCTTTTACACAATTTTTTGCGGTTTGAATGTGCAAAAAAATTTTGTTGTTTCTCGCTGTTGTGACTTATCTTGTATGGGTGTGTGTGTATTTCATGTCTTGTGCTTTTTGTTTTGCGTGTTGCTCGTTTTGTTTGCCAGGAAGGAGAAGAAGAAGGATGAAGAAGGCAATGTCTTGCCTCTGCGCAAGTTCTACAAACGAGGTGTGTTTTCAAGATGCGTTTCTTCCGAGCACTCTTCAATCGCAAATGGCAGATTCGGAGGTATGCAGCCGTGATCAGTGGTGTACACCATGGTTATGCGAACCTAAGAAGAGCCTGTTGTACATTCGATCGTTGTACGGAGTGAAGAACTGCAACTCGGCACTGTTTCCGTGCTTTGTCAGTTATCAATGTGCTGTCTCCAAAACAACACTCAATGGCCGTGCTCTTTTGGCGGGTATTGCGTTATTTTTGGCCGACCAAGAAGCGATTCAGAAGCATTTGGGAGCCGTACATGTTCATCAATGTTTTGAGGGCTTGAAGGCAACGATCGATCTCGAAGGAAAGTATGACATCAAATGGTCGCACATGTCGCCGTTGGCCAAAACGTCTCTGATCGATACCATACAAACATTGTGCGTTATCACCGCTGACAAGGCCATTTCTCACGATTTGATTGAATCGATTGTTGCTCTGTGTGGTTCGACATGGAGTTTGATCTACAAAGGATTGAATTCCAATACTCAGAAGTACCTACAGACTCATCTGAATGGTGATCGTTTTTTGGTGTCTGGTATCATGGAAGAACCGGTCAGCGACGAACAAGCTGACCGGGCGCGTGAAGAAGCGGAAACGTCCGAAATTGCGATGCTGCTGAAAAATGTCAAAACAGTATTGGATGGTAAAGGTGTCTGTACGGAAAAAGCGATTGAACAAGTACAGGAAAAGAAGCTGCTCGCTTGCGTTCAAGAAGCGGGAAAAGACCATCATAAACAGAACAAACAAGACTCTGGGGCGTCGAATGTTCAACAACAACGACAACAACAACAACGGGAGCACAAAAAACAGCAGGACCCCCCCAAACGCGACGATAAAGATAAAGATGAAGACGAAGAGCCGCTTCCTAAGCGACAAAAAGCAACACCTCCTCCGACCGACAAAAACAACGACGTCACAACAGCTTGCACGGCGAACGAACAAAACAAACCCACACAACATCCAAAAGACGATTTCAAGGCGATGGGGCCACGCAAAAGTCGAACTCTGGCTTCGTTTCAGAGTCGATTCTTCAAGAAAAAGATAAAGTAAAAAAAGGAAAGAAGAAGAAGAAGAAGATACTTTTTCACGATTGTGGGTGATCAAAGAGCCTACACTTGTATGCCGTACTTGTATGTTACACACTTATTATAAGCACAAAAAACGAAAACAAACATTACAAAACGATTTTCCTATCACCAAAAAAAAGCAAAAACGAAATGATACGTATACGTTTCGTAAATACACCGCGGCGACAAGTTTGTTGACCAGTATTTCCATTCGTTTCGACGACCTTGAACAAATTCAATTAGGGTTAGATTTGATTTTTCAGAACAGCAAATGGGGAAAGGAAGGCGATTGTGTAATTTCGAAGAGTGATGTAAAAGCCGCCGCGCGACAGCAATGTTCTCTTTTGTTTGGTGAAGTCTTGCCTTCCGGTGTCATCAGGATGAGTGCGCCGGATTTATTAAATATCCATTCTGCAACTCGCGTGTTGGACATGGGTTCTGGACTTGGTAAACTCGCGGTTCAATTGTTTTTTGCGCATTCACACCTGGAAGATGTGTGGGGTATCGAATTTTCACACGCACGTTTCGCCCGTTGTCGCGAACTATTGCGTCATTTTTGTGCACAAAATTCCGATCGTCTTCTCTTTCGTGAATCCGGAGATATGGAATTTCGTGTAACAGAACGGAGAAAGTCACGACAAAACAAAAAGCGAAGCCTTCGATTTTTTTGTGGGGATATGCTAATGGCGCGATTTCAAAAACAAGCTCGCTCGAAGCAATTCGACGTTATCATATGTGAAACCGAAGTCCCGAAAAATCGTTATGCCACATTTTTTCATTGCATGAAAATCCTTGCGGATCGTCCAATGACAAGGTTGATGACATATCATGACCTTGATCAACTTCAAGAGACCTTAGTTTTCACGGGTGAAAACAAAGTAGAAAACCTCTCTTTTTTGCACTTGAAAAAATTGTATCGAGACAATGAGGCGAAGCGCATGATTCATACGAGCTGGTCACAGATAAACAAAAACGGACACGTATTTCATTTTTGGGGGGCATCTGATTGATGTGATGGATTTGATTCATGCGATGTCACATGACAACTGGAATGCAACAGCATAAATCGAATCCGCCAAGCTTGTAACTCCCCAATGTGTTCATCAATCTCAGCTTGCTCAGAATCAATGAAGTGGGATTTTTTACGATCGTTGTGTTGTTTTGGAGCGTCCTCTTTTATAGTTTCTTTTTCTCTCTTGTTTTGGCTTTGCATCGTTTTTCTTTTTGTATTTTGAGTTCCGTATCTGTATTATGTGTCGCAAAGCGAGAAAACAAAGAAACAAACAGCGCGTCAGTTCCCTGGGTTGCATAAACAAAACGAAACAAAAAAACAAACAAACACGACTCAATCTAATACCGCAACGACAAACTCGTTTCGAGTGTGTCATCATCAACACCAGTTGATCCCTTCTTGTTATTCATAGTCGATAAAGCTTGTTCAACAGCGCTTTGTACGTTCGTAATCGAAAATCCGCGTGATACGTATTTGATACACCGTAGCAAGGAGATAATTGAACGCCAACGAAAATTGTTCATCGTCGGAAGAAACCGCAAAACACCTGTCATGTTTATCGAACCGTCGGCCAAAAGCATGTTGGCGGATTTGGGAAAAGAAAATTTTTCGCCGTCAAACGAGACGGATGTAAAAGATAGATCTGGCACAACTTTGAGAAATTCTTTTGGAGTGCGCGGAAATTTATCTTCGGAGTGGAGAACAATGACTTGCACTTTGGTCATATTTTCGTCTTTCAAAACAAAGAGGACGACGGCTTTAATGTATTCTTCCATCCCTCTGTAATCACGCCCGTGCGAGTTTGATGAACACATAGGAATTAATCGCGTTTTTAGAGTCTCATAATCTTCATGTGACACGACGATATCAATATCCGCTGGTTCCCAATCTGTTTTGTTGTGAAGTCCAGTGGAAGTCGTGCCTGCCTTTCCAGCACTTGCCATTCGGGGCGCAGTAGTGATGGGCTTACGTTGCAGGTTCATCAACATCTTCAGCGCGAATGACCCGAAGATTTCAGCGTCAAGACACTTCATGATGCTGCAAAATTTATTATCAAATAGCGGTACAAATGCTTTCATATACCCTGTCCCAACCGGAATGACATGAAGTTCGTTCTGCTTGCCATCATTAGAACACGTTTCACAACTATTCGTAATCTCTTTTTGTTGTTGTTGTTGTTGTTGTTGATTGCTGGTGCTGTTTTTGTCTATGCTGGTGATTTTTTTAACCAAGACTCGGCTTAAATATGTGTACGTTTTGATATCGATCATTTTGTCCTGATACATCTCCAACACTGCATCGACAAGCAAATTCATGTGCATGTCCAACACATCTGCAACCTGACCAGCGCTAACAATTGCATTGGTTCTGGTGCCGGATGCGACAGCAATCAAGAGACGCAAATCTCCCCACAAAGGGCCATGACCTATCTCGATCCTGAGGGCTTCTGGTCCACAGGCCAGATACCACCGGCACGCTTGAATAATATATTCGTCCTCGGCTGAGAATTTTGTCATGGATGGTTCCTGAGTGCACTCCCATAGAATGGGCTCTCCGACACAAATTACGACCGGACTACGCCATTTTATTCCATTGCTTTGGTCTCGATCTTGAATTACCGGAATGCCCTCTGGGACCTGAATGTACTGTACCAAAGGCCCAAAGTTTTTGTACTGGCGAATGTCTGTGATCGTGGTAAAGTAAAACCCACCCGGGGAACAAGTCGATTTTGTATCCGAATCGAATGGACGAGGGTCAAAATTTAAGCCTTCCACATATTTGTAGCCGTTATGGGTCATATCGAGTCTCATACACCGAACGTATACCTTCGTGTAATCGAACGACTTTTCATGCGGGGTTTTGTGTAACGCATATTTAGATCGATACTCTTCCAGTTTGCATTGGTTTGGGTCTTCGCATTGTGGAAGTCTACAGTATAGGCATAATAATGTATTGTCCAATTTGGGCGCTTTTATGTACTTCACCCATTTTTTCGATTGCGCATCCCAATCAAAGGGCTTTCCGAACAAGACGGATGACATGTTTTTGTCATCATCAGACTTGCTTTGATTCGCGGCGCTTGGCGTTTTCTTCTCGTCGAACGCTGCCATCAGAAAAAAAAACGTCAACACGAATGTTTGAAGAATCAAATTCCAAAAAAAAAACATGTCAACAATCCGAATGTCGGCAAGAACAGCAAGAATACAAACGAAAACACAGACTCTTTCTACAACTTTAGGTTCCCATCGTCTCTCCACCTGCTTCATGAACGCAGCGGGGTGTGTTGCGATGACACCCGAAAACTTGAGTGCTCTCGATGAAGAGGATACAGTGGGAGCTGTCGTCACCAAAAGTTTTACAGTCCAACAACGCAACGGAAATGCGATGCCGCGAATTGGATTTCAAAATCAAATCTCCATTAACAGCGTCGGTTTAGCAAATCCAGGACATCAAGCCATTCAAAGCATTTCTTTATCGATAAAACGTAAACCTTGTATTGTGTCCGTGCACCCGTTCACGGTAAACGAATTGATTTTGATGTTAAAGAATACAACAGCAACAACAACAAAAACCGCATCCATCATAGAAATCAATCTCAGTTGTCCCAATGTCGATATTCAGGACTCGTTTTATTCAAGGCTTGAACAATTTGTTCCTGTTATTTACCGGCATAGTGAGTTTCTCACCATCGGTATGAAATTACCGCCTTTAATTTACAATTATGAGCGACTCGCATCCCTCATTCGTGAAAGCAATGTCGCCTTCGTTACCTGTTGCAACACGCTTCCTAATGGTTTGTTGTTGGATATGGAGACGAAAGAACCTCTCATCAAACAAGACACAGGTGGAATCGGTGGCATCGGAAACAAACCGTTTGCTTTAAAAATGGTATTCGAATTGTATAAACGGTTAGGTGACACGGTTTCGATTGTTGGCTGCGGTGGGATTTTCACAGCGCATGATGTGTTCGAATACATTTTTTGTGGAGCATCAGCCGTGCAACTTGGGACGAGTGTGTTACAGAATGGAATTTCATTCCTTTCAAAATTGGCAACAGAGACGACCATACTTTGTGCACAAAACAAGATTGAGAAACTATCTACTATGCGCGGCTTTGTCCACCGGAAAAAAACTCGTGTACCTATACAGAGCAAACTGTAAAAGCAACAACATGTTTGTGGAGGACCTGCTCGCGACAAAACAAAAAAAACGAAAAACGGTTTTGGTGGACGTTTCAATATTAGGCGAGTATAATCTCACTGGAAATCGAATTTGCAGTTTGTAACACATATATGTTTACTCGAAAACGCAGCTCGCAAGAAAAAAAGCTATTCAAACGTCGGCATCAACTTAGCGGCCTTGAGCGCCGCAATCATGCGATTTACACCCAGTCCGGCACCACTTCTTTCAATAAATGTATGACTAAAAAATACGTCCAGCTCTGCTTCCACGCGTTCTTTACCAAAATGATCAAACAGTGCTTTTGCATAATTTCCGTCCATAATTTTATGAAATTCGTCACGCATAACTTTTGTGTCGCAGCTTCGTTCAGCGGATCCGATGGTTTCAATCCCGTTCATAATGACATCACATTTTTTTGCAATCGTTCCGTCTTGATTGCGTTTCATGTTCCAAAACGGAGATGTGAACGACGGAAAGTCCGTTAAGAAGAATACATTTCCGTAATCTTTTTTCAGTTGTTCTTCGTGTTCATGAGTCAATTCCGTAACGCCATATTTTTTACAGACATTTAGGTATGTATCCTGTGGAAACGACGTTGCCTTGCCAAAACCGAAAAATTCCAAGAGTTCTCGTTCGAATTGAATCAAAGCATTCAAATCGCCGTGAATCTCAAATTCCATCATGGGAAAGACAAACTCGTGTCGGCCGGGTTTGGGACACTTTTCAAAACGATAACTCACGGTCGAACAAAAGAATCCAGCAGCTTTTGGGTGAGTCAACAATTCGTGTTCCAAGACCATTTGCCCCGTTTGCTTTAAGGGATATATTTGTTTGTCCACATACGTAAAAGTGCCTAAATTTTGAGTGTCTTCACAAGCGGACAAGATGTCGACGGTACTTTGGGTCGGCACTTCAATCATACCTTTTTTAGCAAAAAATGCACGAAATTTCTGTACACACCAGTCATATTCTTGTGCGTTGTAAGTATAGGGTTTGGGTGATACTTTGTGGTTCACGTCTTGCTTCTTCTTCACAACTGCTTCTTTTGTATCGTGGTTCATCGTGTTGTTCCTCTTTTTTTTTGGTGAATGGAAGGGGAGAGAAAACCGTTTTATTTTTAAAAAGGGGAAGTACAATAAAATGTTTTCGTCTCAAGAAAAATGGGTTCACGAACTTCGCTCTTTGGTCGTACAGCACGGCAACTTTGTACTGAAAAGTGGTGCAAAAAGCAATGTCTATGCTGATTTTCGTGTCATTCCGCAGCATCCGAAAATCATGGCACGAGTCTGTTGGGAAATGTCTCGTCTGATCTCGTGTTCAGAACGTTCGGAACCGATTTTCGTTGGCGTTCCATTAGGCGGGATCCCATTTGCGTCGACTTTAGCTTCACTTTGCAAACGACCGTTATGGTTGTACCGACCAAATAGAATGAAAAAACAGCATGGAATATCGACCGATACAAACAACAACAACAAACAAGAAGAAGAAAAATCAAAAGAAAACAAACGCAAACCTATTGTGATCGTAGAAGATGTGATAACAGTTGGGACCAGCGTTTTAGAAGTCGTTCGTGAACTGCAGGAACAAGGACATCATGTTTGTGAAATCGTTTGTATTTTGGACCGTCGCCCAATTCCAACACCCATGAATGGGATTCCGGTTCGTTCTTTGTTTACATCGTCATTTCTTTCGGAAAAAGAAGAAGAAGAAGAACCAAGTTCAGTACAACAAAAAACAGAAGCAAATGCGTTGAAACAAATTAAAAAAAACGAACATCGCCAACGGTTAGAATCACAAAAAGAAAAAAGCCGTTTGATTGTTGCCATTGACATTCCAGATATTCATCAAGCTCTTCATCTGATCAAAAGTGTTGCATCATCCGTTTGTGCTATCAAGTTACATTTGGATATCTTTACAGCACAAGAACAAGAGATGCTTCGTTATTGGATTCCATACTGGAAAAAAAAGTACGGATTCCTCGTCATTGAAGATCGAAAGCTTTCCGACATCGGTTACGTTATGATGTTGCAAGCGCAGCGTATCCCTTCATACGTTGATATGATTACATGCCATGGCATTACAGGAAAAGAATCCATAGAAGCGTTGGATTCCGTTGGATTCGGACTCCTTCCAGTTGTAGAATTATCATCCTCTAACAATTTAATCGATTACGTCTATCAATATCGACTGCTTGACATGCTCAAGCATTGCAAAAATATTGCAGGATTGATTACTCAACATCCTGTGGACGGCTACCTGTGTCTTTCTCCTGGTTTTCAAAGCAAACAACAAGAACAAAATGACGGGAAAGGACAACAATATAAAGGTATCGATGATATGACAACGGATTTTTGTATCATGGGACGATCAGTGTACAATTCCTTAGATCCACGAACGACAGCGTTGGAATTTAGTCGACACATCGCAAAATCCAAGTTGTAAAACAAGACATACTCTTTGCTTCACCCGCGTCGTCGACGCTCAAAGAGACAGACAAAATTATGAATAAATGGGCAGCGACTTGTAGGATACAGTCGCCTTCTTTCCTTTCTCTTCTTTCTTTTCTTTCTCTTTGTTTTCTTTCTCTTCTTTCTTTTCTTTCTCTTTGCTCTCTTCCTTTTTTTTTCGAGCAATAGATGGTACTTTCGTGGATATGGGGTGTCTTACCAGGTAGTTCTTACCATTTTGTATTGCTTGGTTTAATTTTGTTTCGTTTATTATGCTTTGTCCTTCATCTTGATTGTTTTTTTGGTTTTGATTCAATGACAAGAACGTATTCTGTGTACCGTAAGGTCCCAACCACTGCTCTATGGTGGAAAAATGCAATCCACACAACGTCCGAGCCAACCAGTCATTTAAAATGGTGTAGACCGGTTCCAACAGTAATAGACGTGCAAAATCACAACCCATGCGCAACAATCCCGGACTTGTTGTCATCACTGTTAAAATTTGGCAAATGTTAGGCATGCGTAACAATTTCATCAGTTCTTCACCGTCGAGCAAAGGCGGCGCATTTGTTGTTTGCTGATGATTTTTACCCGCGGGTTTATTGCTGACGCGTTGTTTTAACAAAAAAAAGGATGAAAGATCGTCAGTTTGAAATAATTCTTTTCGCAATTCTGATTGTAGATGAAAGACAAAACTTGCCATTTTCGGAAGATTGTTGATTTCAGATGAACCAATTTCAAAATGGAGTGATAACATATCAATCTCTTTGCAATCCGGATCAAATTGTAACATTTCCGAAAATACGCCACTATTTGCGATGATGTCACTATCGATTGTAATGGTTCCTGTGGGCCATTTCAAAACGAGTGACGAAGGAAGAGCCGGCGTACTGTCACCCAAGAGTCCTTTTGCGTTCTCACACGTTTTTTTCACTTCATGTTCGGTCATGTTCGTTCTTTTTTCGCTTTTTTTTGTTATTGGGGGAAAAAATCAAAGGCGTTGAAGAATGAATGATCAAAAAAAATTGAGGATAAAAAAAAAGAGAAAGGGACGGCCTGGGGTCCCGACCCCTTTGGGTATCGATGGGGCATAAACAACCCAAGAAAGTAAGATTCAAAAAGTTCGAAAAAAAAACTTTTCGAGTAAAAAATCAATAAAGAAGATGACTGATCTGTTTGCTGACCAATACTTACCGCCTTCGCAGTACCGTGCTGGAGGTGACAATGAATACATTCCGTCGATGCCGTTGAGCGCTGGCGATGGTGAAGGCCAAGCGCCTGTCGAGCTGAAAGGAAGCGTCAGCACCGACCCGAAGAAATGGTGGGCGTGGTTTATGGGCATGAACTCCATGCTCTATCTGGCCTTTGCCATGGGTTTGGTTGCGTTGATTATTGCAGTGCTGGCGTGGTACGGTGTGGCCAATTTGAAGAAAACGGTGAAATGCATGGCGTGCCGCACGTTGCCGGAAATTAAGAGCAATTCCGAAAAGGCAATGAAACTCATTTCGACGCGCATTTGTGGCACTCTGGGTCTGTCTCAAGTGGCGCCTGGATGGGGTTACGTTGGTACCACGGGTACGCTGGTTGCCACCGGTATGCTCCTCGGCGCCGGCACTCAACCTGGATCGACGATCACGGTCGATGCGCTCCCGTCTGGTACGTCCGTTGTGCCGATGGTCTACAAAGGCTTGCTGAAAGCGCTCGTTGTGGAAATCAATGCTCCGCTGACGGCAGGGTCTGCTACGTACACAGTAACAATTAACGGTGTTGCCACGACGCTCACGGGCTCGATCGCAGCCGGTTCGTCGACGCCGAACGCCATCTTCACTGTGGAAGACGCTGACCCGATTCCGTTTGCGGAAGGTGATACGATTGGTGTTACGATCGCCCAAACTTCCGTGTCGACATCGACGCCTACGTTCACGTCGGCTGCCCAGGTTATGGTGCAGTACACTCCGGTGGCCGTCGTGCCGTCCCCTTGTGCGTCTTCGTAAGTAGGATGAAATGAAAAAAACAAAGAAATTAGTTGTCTGCGTGTCTCTGTCTTGTCTGTGTTTTTCTTTTGGGTAGTTGTTTCTCTGTTGCGTTAAGCCATTCATGGGTGAAACAAATCTCATATTATTAATAATAATTGTATGTTGTTCGCAACATGTTCTTTAACTGAAATTGTTTTTTTGTGTTCGCATTCGCAATCATGGATTCTATGGAATGTTTTGTGGGGCTTTTTTTCTTGTTTTTTTGTTTTGCGTTTTAGTGTATAAAAATGTGTTGGCAAGTTACACAATATGAAAGCAACAAAATCCTACGCGCAAGCCGTTGGTTCAATCATTCCGCTAACAACGACGGCAAAACCTCTGGGAAAATATTTTATTGTCGATCGACACGTTGAATTGGAGGAAAGTTCGACGATAGAATTCAAGTCAAACTTTTTAACAGAAAATTATCCAGCATATCGAAAAACGATGTGTGCATTTCTCAATACGAATGGTGGCCATTTGATTTTTGGTATCAATGACGATGGAATCGTTCACGGTATGCAACTAGTTTCTAAAATCAAAGGGCAAAAGAAAGTTGGCCCATTGCAAGAATCCACACATACAAAAGCATTCGATCGTTTTAAATTATGGGTGGATATGACTCAAAGTCAATTCTTTAATCCACCAGTGCGAACAATAACGGTTGACAAACAATTCATTACTAAAACCCGGTTCATTTGGACGATTAATGTTCCTAAAGCGAATCGCATAATTTCATTGGAAAACAAAACGTACGTGCGCCTAAACGCTTCGACTGTCAATTATTCAAAAGAGTTGATCGGTTCACTGGTTACAGGAGACATTTCAAGCAATTCGACGTTTAATAGAACGACAGATGTTCAAACCAACTCCAGCTCTTTATTTTCTTCTGCTTCTGCTTCTGCTTCTTCTTCGTCTTCGTCTTGTCCTGAAACCATGAAGAAACGCAAAAGGAAATCGAAACGAAAAAAGAAAGCGTCTACGTCAATGAACAGCTCGAGTGAAGCAACGCAATCAACAGCATCATCAGATGATAAGAAGCAAACGAAACCCCGACAAGCGGTAATTGCGGCACAAGAATACAATAAACAAAAAGAAATAGAAGAATTGTTTCAACAACAAGAAGGGTATAATGACACAAACCAAACAAAAGAAATGACACAAGAAGACATAGAAGAACAACTCAATACTCGAACATTGCTTCAAGAGTTGTACCGAGTCGAGGAGCGATATCGTCAATTGGAGGATCAGATCAACGCGTTGAAACTTCAATTGTACGATACGGAGACAGAATTGTTTGAGCAGCAAGACTTGCTGGGGACTCAAAATCAACAAACTCCGCTTGTGTCCGAACAGACACAACAATCTTTAATAGGATCTCTGCTCTCAAAAATAGACAGAAGGATCTCTGCTCTCAAAAATAGACAGAAGGATCTCTGCTCTCAAAAATAGACACAAATACGAAAAATAAAACACACACAAACTCTCTCCTCTCAACACGCAAACCGCATCTCAAATCTCACACAGTCATTTCGAGCACTGTTTCGTGGAATTCCACAACTTTTTTCGTATTTTTTTGTGTGCATCCACTTAATGGACTAATCGTAAATATGATGATAGAGAAGAACGACATGATCGACAATCGTAGGTGGTAGACTATTCTGCAATGCACATCGTATTGCATCATAATGAGAAGAAACTCGTTTTGCAAAAGAACTTGTAGTGGTTGCATCCTTCTGGTGCTTTAAAACGTTTTGGTACAAGTCGTGCATGAAGTGAAAAAATTGTTCGCGAGCGTATTTGCGCATTCGTTCATACTCTTTGATGACCATGTCTTTCCATCGGCCGCTATATAATGAATGCAACTCAAACGCATTTTGCGTGTGAATATCTAATTCGTATGGATTTCTGCATCCTTGCATCTTGCAAGCAGTGAGCAATTCAATTGCCAAGTCATATCCCCGATTTGCCAACGTTTCCAGGAATCGTAACCCACCAACCTCTAACGCAATATCTAGACCTCGTTGATCATACCGTGCGCAAAGCAATCCACCGTTGAGTTTAATATGACCCTTCTCACCAAGGTAACCAATGGTGAAGTCGTCACCACTATCCGTCCTCACGAATTGAAACCAATACTCGCCCGTTTTATGGTCTCGTACACCTTTGTACCATGAATGTGCTTTTGAAAACTCTTTGAACAATCGATCAAAATGGTCACGTGTTGTGTTATCGTCCATCGTGTTGTTGTCCCTCATCCTTTTTTTTGTTTGTTTTCTGTGAAAGAAGAAAAAAAACGAAAGTTAAACGCATTCACATCAGTGATGGCTTTCATCTTCAAACTGCTGCGTTGTGTGCCATTGGCAAGTGCAATTCCCATTCAAGACAATAATCTGTACGATGCATGGAAAACACGAAACGCTGTGGCAAAAGAAGCAAAGCAAAAAGCGTTCGAAAAGGAACGAGCCATATGCTTGGAGAAATTAAAACAGTGCATACGCCAAGAGATTTCAACGACAAGTGAAGATTTTATTACTTGCGGATACTTTCCACAACGACTGCTCCCGCAACATGAACTTAAGGATCATATACGACAAGAATTGCGGATGTTGAGCTTTCCGAGTGATGGTCCAAATTTCATGCCCATTCATTGGCTTTCCTGTAAAAATTTTACAGGAACAGAATCATCATGGGTATTCAATATATCACTCATAAATCAAGAAATGACGTGGTGTGGAGAATGTCATCCACCGAAAAACAAATAAACCTCAAAAACAAAAAGAAAAAAAGAAGAAAAGAATGAAGAATGCATCAACAACGTTCAATGACATGCGTGATCCTGTGGACACAAATGACACGGATAACACGGATGACGAGAATGAGCAAAAAGAATCGAAAACAAAAACCACAAACTCGCCATCATTACCGTCTTCACCATCCTTGTTAGTAACAGATGGAAAATCGATCAAGACGCAAACAGAATCACCATTACGATCGTCGACGCCACAATCTTCGAACGGTAGTACCATATCTGTATTTGCAGGAATGTCTCTTCTGTCTCCTTCGACACCACCCCAACCGTTTAGTCCTTTAACACCCATGACGCCTTTAACGCCTCAGATTGCAGCAACTCATGTTGGAAAAGAAAGAGAAGCACAAGCAGGAGCAATGCAAAAAGAAGCAACACGAGAAGAAATACAAGGAACAAGACAAAAAACAACGCATTTGTCGCAGCTTGTATTTGAATTTTGTAAAGCGGATTGGAATTCAAAACGCTATCAATTGCTAAAAAAAGAAGCAGAAGAAAAGCGACATTTTTACCACACACAGTTGGTTCCATTCGTCAATGTACCGGCTCACTTGCAACCAAATAATGTTTGGAAGATCGATTTGTCGACGTTGTCGAAGGAACAACTCGAGGAAATTGGTGGTGCAGGCTATATCGAACTGCATACGCGATCCAAATCGAAATTGACTGTTGTGGAACGTTTACCCACGGGTTTACCCACGATTTTGGAAGGAAAGAAAACGGATCATGAGGTGATAAAACACTGGTTCGAAAACACATCAGGACATGACGTTGAGAAATCGATACGTTTTCATTTATTCGATCGTTTCCATATGTCAGACGCCGAAATTGCTGCGTTCTTAATTCGGTGTGCACAACCAACTTCAGAAACCACGCCCATTACAGGCACGACAATTCAAGTGCGACGATTTGCCCATGGCACGAATGCGTCTGTTTCATCATATGTTCAAAGTAAAAAAAAACGACATGGTGGGAATAATGAAAATCAACATCAAAACCAAAATCAAAATAAAAAACAAAAGCCATGCATTCGTTGTGCTGGTGAACGTCTTTCTCTCGAAGATGCAAACACCTTCATGTTTGGTTTACCCACGAGTTTACCCCATTAGCAATAATTGGGATGTGTTTGTACTAAAGGTCTTGGTACCAGTAAGGCGGGAATGCGATCTTGCCGACGTCGCGTAAAACGTTCATTATCGGTCATGTTTCTGCGTAAATAAATGACCATCGAATTCCACGCAAAACGATTGTATTCACGAATGGCATACCGATGAGGTGGGCGTCGAGATCGGGCCACTGCGCCAATGCATCTGTTTATATTCTGGTGACCGTTCACCCATCGTTGATTTCGAAATACGCGTTTAAACATGGCTGTATTGCGTTCCTTTGAGTTTCTTGATACGTAGTCGATAACATCGTCAAATACGTTCATCGGATTCTGTTGTTGTGCAAATCGTTGCTGAAAAAAAGGCCCAATATATTTTAGACGCTCGATTGGTTGATCGGTGTCGGGATTGGTGACGCGACGAATGGGAAATTCTCGTTCTCCCATTTGATTTAGCTTAATTATATGACCTGATACAAGAAATAGCGAACAACGAGCAGGCGAAGATCATAAATGGGCAGTGAAGATCCTAATTCCTGATGGATAATGAATGAAGCGCGGGATTGAAAGGTTTGAATTCGCAAACGGGCTTGATTAATTATTTCTTGCCTGCGAGGCCAGTTGCACGAATTCTGATTAAGTGCTAGAGCAAGCGTTCGATCCGGATCAATGTGAATGCCTGTTCCGTCGTTTCTTGCGTAATTTAAAATAAAACAAAGCGCTTCGATGCTGCATTTTGACACCACATAGTCCAATATGCTCCCATCGTAGTGGTCTTGGAAGTTGAGAGTGTAATCGTTTAATGTAGAACAAACCCAGCCAAGGAATGCTGTTGCCGAAGGTTCACAGAGGGTATTAGCATGTATGCAAGGATATACACAGTTTAAATTACAAAATGCGTTTTGCGTAATCGCGATCAGTGGAGTACGAGTGTATTTACCCGAGGGTTTACCCACGGGTTTACCCACGGGTTTAAATTCCGTTTCATCAGAATCGGAGCCTGCCGACAAGCGTCCGCGTTTACCCAAGGGTTTACCCATGGCTTTGCTTAGCAAATTGTTTGCTTCAAGCAGTGTCATGTTCATGTCAAGACCACAAGACGGTGGAAGGCGCATCATCACGTTTTGTAATGGAGGACAATCGATGCTTGCGTTGAGTAATAAATGTTGATCTGTTTCGGGATCTCGACCATTCACATCGTATCCGTGTTGTAATAAGACATGAAGAACCCATATAATTGCATCAGTTCTGACTTGATTGCTATTCCACTTGCACGATTTCCAGACGTATTGCACGTGAGAAAGGAGTGATCTTGCCACATCGTTAGCATTTATTGCGAGTGTCTCCTTCCCTATTAGCAAATGGGCGGCAAAACGTGGGGTGCAATACATCGAACGTCGTAACAACCTTCGTGCTCCATGAAAGTTTTTTTGATGGTCATTATATTCTTTTTCTTTTCTACAAAGTCCTGCGTCTGAGCGTAACGTATTCACTTCTTTTGTTTTTCGGTTGGAAAGTTTAGTCAGCCGGCGCTGAACATAACGTTCTCTGCTGCTTTCGCGAGATCGACGAGAAGATGTCGACATGGCGACAGTTATTCTGGTTTTTTTTTGTTAATTTTGAGTCGTTAAAAAATCATTAGACATCTCCAAACGAAAATAAGAAAGGAACCAAACAAAATGTCATTTGAGAAACAACACGAGCAAAAACAAAAGAAAGAGGAGAAGAAACAAGGAGGAGCTTTGGCGTTAAGCGATTTTTCGAAACAGATCGCAAAGCCCTGTTTTGTTAAATTTGGAGCGTCTTGGTGCGGACCGTGCAAGCGTTTTGCACCAACATATCGGGATTTCGCGAGACGAAATTCGCATCAAATGAACTTTCTCGAAGTGGACGTCGACGAACATACTGCGATCATGGAGTACATAAAAACAATGAAAGATAGCGAGTCCAAAGGGCATATATCAATCAAAAGTGTACCTGCTTTGCTTTTGTTTTGTAAAGGTAAGCATGTGTGTACAGTAACAGAATACAATGTTAAAGCGATGTGTGAAGCGTCTGAGACACATTTAAAGATTGCCTTGAAAGCCTAACTGAAGAGAAGAGTAAGATGCCTCAACGAAAAAAAATGGGTAAAGAGAAGAAAGACGCCGGGTGTGATTCTTCTTCTTCATCTTCTTTTTCCTCTTTTTCCTTTTCTTCTTCTTCTTCTTTTTCAGAACCAGACGCAGAACAAACGAATCGATTTGGCGGATGTCGTTACCCCCTTTACAAACGACCGATGAGAATGGGTGGGGGTATTTTCAAGTCTGAAGGTAGCTCCTGCTACATTGACCAACAATGCGGGACTGGATTGCTTTGTACGAATGGTACTTGCCAAGAGCGACAAGAATGTGGTCATTTCTGGCAACGTTGCGCACCAGGTAAAACATGTCAAAATGGAATGTGCACTGCCGCAACAACAGGTGGGTTTTCCGTAAGAAAACCCGCTTTTCCTTCCAAATTTATGTTGAAAAAAACGCGCAAGGCAACAAACAAAACATCAAACAAACGGAAAGGAGGCAATAAAAAGAAGTAAAAAAACACGATGTTTATCGGAGTGGATGATGCCACACTTCAATTTGAGACGTGGAACCTTCGTGATTTAAAACATTTTTGTATTGTCGGTCATGCGTTTTATGATCGGTCGGAAACCGTTCATGTGCCGGTTATACAGAGAATTTTGAAAGAGTTTCTAAAGTGGTATGATTCGCATTGGTTACAACCTCGAACGTTACCGACGGTGAAAGACGATCAACAACGGGATTGGATTCTCATGGCTCGGGAGTTGGTCAACCGTGTTTTAACGACAACAATGACAAAACAACAAGAACAAGGAGACCAACAGTCGGTAACAAGAACAAGAGATGATAGTTGCATTGTAGCGTGAAATTATTCGTTACAGGCACGTTTTCGTTTGCCCCCGACTGCGACTTTTTTTAAGTTGTTTTGTTGTTTTGATTCTTTTGATTCTTTTGGTTGTGTGGGTTGAACGAGTGGAAGTGGTAAATTGCTCTGTATGCAAATGATTGCGTGAATATCATGTGGCAAAAAAGTAAGTGCTTTTTGTAATTCCTTCACGCGGAGTGGATAGTATGTATGGAGCTGATATTCTGTGATGGTATGTAATAATTCCATCTGTGTATTATTTGAGGTAGCTCTGTATCCTTGTCTGTACTGAATTCGATCGTCGTGTATGTGCGGAAAAAGAATATCGCTCGCAATGCTCGTTGTAGGTTGACCTGCGATCGCGGCTTTGTCCAATTCATCTTTGCTTTTTTGTAAAACAATAGTTTTGGCGGTAAAATCAACACGTTCCAAAGGCTCCTTCAGTAAAAGTGAAAGCACGTCATATCTGCCCAGTTGGCAGACAATATCGATGACGGTGTTTCCATTTGCGTCGTATCCGTTTAAAACATTTGTAGAGAGGCGAGGAATCAGCCATTCAAACGTATGAGCATGCGCACTATGATGCAGCAACCCAATGAGACTGTTAGCTAATCGTGATGAGACCACCATGAGTTCATCTCTTGCAAAGAAGTGATCCTGCAACAATTTGGATCTCTTAAAGAATCGGACTGCCTCCGTCTCAGTTTCATACGAACACAACATCTGGATAAAACTTTTACATGAGTGTGAGTGTGACTCCGGATCATAAAAGTGTGAAAAGGGAAAACGAAATGTCGGCGTTGTTCGTAATGTATCGTTTAAACAATGTAGGAGATAAAATATGGTTTTCTCGAGTCGCATAATTGTGGCCTCGAACAAAATAGCGTGATGATCGAGAAACCAATTCATCGATGTTGTATGAGTACGAGTCACGATGTCATACAAAAATTCGTCTCGCTTTTTATAAGGTACGTGGTAGGTCTCAATAATTCTGCACGCGAAACACCTATCACTTGCGTCACATCGACCAAGAAAAGAGGTGCGAGGCGATAGAAGATATAGGTTGTGTAGGAAAGTGAACGATTCTTCAGTCAATCGAGACCTCGAAATGGGCACGACTCCAGTTTCATCAGGAACCATATAGTTCCAATCGGAAACGTAACATACCATGTCAGCGATGCTTTGCATCATCCTACCTGAGTAGGTTACGGGAAACCATGTCATAGCCATCAGAGCCTGCCATGGTGTTTCGATTGGGAACGGTCCTGATTTCAAATGTTCTGTCCATCGATTTCGTTCCTCTTGCGTTAACAGTTGGTTATTCGCAAGTGGCGATACTGGTATCGTAAACGAGTTCCACTGAATGATTGCCGACGGATCGTTATGATACACCTTAAATTCTCTGTGCAATGTTTCGATAATATCCAGGTTTATTTGTTCAAACCGCAAGACCCGTTCGAGGCGGTACAGCAAGCTCGTTGCTGGAAGCACACGGTCGCTCATTTTTTTTCTTTATGTTTTGAATCTTTGAGCAAAGCCAAAACCCACCAATAAAAAAAAACATTCGAAATGGGTTCCGCATCTTCCGCCCTGAGGTTTGACCATAACACCTCTGATACTAAACGAATTCGCCTCGCAGATCTCAATGGTAAACATTTCCAGATTGCCTATGGACCTGCCAATTCTGTCTGTGTATCGGATGGTGCATGTGAATTTCGAACAACGCTAACGCAGGAACAACGAAATGGTGTGATTTTTGAAGATCCTGTGGATTGGATTAAAATCCCTGAATTTCAGCAAGTTATTATTTCAAAATATGCTTGCTTGATCGGTGCCAAGATAGGTAACAGTCCGGAACATAACGAACTTAACACGACTATTACATCTGTTGTATTTTGTAAAAAAAAAGGAAAAGAAGAATCTCATGTCCAGGTCCACACGCTTGATAACAAGGGTGTGTTGGAACGGTCTCGACTCATGGTCAATCGCTCACTTTGCATACAAAGATCGGTGCTTTTGTCCGCCGCGTTAACTACTTATGGATTATTTGGCGATCTTCCCAGACCTTTGCTTCACATTATTGTGTCGTATGTAACATTTCCCACACTCTCCGTCGTTGAGAACCGTTGGGTATGTGTTTTACAATGGTTTGGTGGTGATGCGGTTCCAATCATTGATGCCGATGTCTCAATGCTCGGCAAAACACGGGAACATGATTCCATGCCTGCTGATGATGTTTATTGTCGTCCCCTGTTAAGTTTCTACGCTGATAAGAAAACGGATCATGTAAGCACAGAATAAAAAATGAGAACAATATGATGTATGCACAAATTAGAAAAAGAACGATATGATGTATGCAAAGAGAGCGATGTGGTGTTCACACACAAATTAGAAAGAGAACGATGCTGGCAAAAAGGATGCTATGACACGCAATATATCCGGAATCGGGACATACAGAAATACCGTGGCGTTTTCGTTTTGAGATACAACTGCATTTTGAAGTTGCACGCAATATTCATGTGTTCGTTGTGCCCAGTCTTGATGCAATGCCATGACTTTGTCCCTTTCTTTTTTCCAGAAATCACTATAGAGCGCCCAGTCCGAAATAAAAAGATTACATTGCATATTAATTTCCGTTCCGTCTAATCCTGCACGTTCTTGGAACAATTCAATCCAAGATTTTTTTTCATCACCATAACGGAGAGCCGAGGTCAACAATTGTGAATAGGCGGTTTCACCTAAACTTGGAACATCAAAGTCGTCTCGTCCACAAGCAAACAATATTTCTTTGGCAAAGCAGTCATTTTCTTTAGGACAACGATATGGATAGGGTTTGTCATTCTTGTCTGATTTTCCGAGGTTGTACCAATTCATCTGATTCTTGTACTTGTCCACAAACATCCTTGGCCGGGGCAGACATTCAATAAACTTCAAGATATTACCATCCAGTTCCTTTACCGTCTGATTCATATTTCCTTTCATGACATGTACAGCTACCAGGTCGATCATTTCTTCCATGTCCATTTTATGGATTCGTTTGCTTGTGTGAAGCCAGTGCATTAAAAAATCAAAAACCGAACAGGGTCGATTTTTACCATCAACCCATCTCCATCTGTCATGTTCGTCATAGAACCCGGAATTAAAAAAACCATCGAACACGTCCTCATAATCGCGTTGCTTTAATACTTCTCGTAAACGTTGTCTGTTAAAACTCTTGCAATCGTTGGTTTCGAGCGCGTATACGAATGGAATCAGAGGCTCTTGAATCTCCACAACGCCTCGTTTTCGCTTTTTTTGGTTCATTTTTTTTCCATTGGAAGAGGAAGGTGAAAAAAAAACATATATTACGATGGCGTTTGAACAAACGGTTACCTCGGACGCGCAACATTATGCTGGGCTTCGCAGCTCAGGTAGTTCATCCGTCTATGGATCTACACATTTGTATTTGCAAAACAAAGAAAACAATAGAATTCAGGCGAAACTTATACAAAAGCCAGATGGCAACATTTATAGCCGCTTGACAATTTTGGATGAATGCTCGACTCTTGGGGAGTTGTTACGTACAGAAATGGCACAACATAAGGATGTTTTGGTTGCTTCTTACACCACAGCCGAAGCAGCGGAATATACGTTGACGTTTGAATGCTTGTCCAAAAAGCATCCAAAACTTATATTTCAAGAGGTGTGTCGAAAAATCAATATGGAATTGTTTGAACTTTTTCAGGATATTCAAACGAAGCAATTCAAACGTTTTCAATTGAATCCAACGTCGTCTACTCCATTGCTGTTGCGAGGTAAAATCAAAAATGTTCGCACATCATTAGTGAATGCACTACGGCGATCAATTTTGGAAGATTTACCATCTTTAGCGATTCATACCGTACGAATTAAAGAATCAAAATGTGTTCTTGATGATGGAAATTTATCGGATCGATTATCGTTGGTGCCGATCGATTGTACGGACATCGATAAGTTAATTCACAAAGATGATTGTTTATGTGATGACTACTGTGATAAGTGCAGTGCAACGTTGCAACTTCGAGAAAAGCATCCGATCGATTCCGGATCATTAAATCCATGGATGGTGACGGATTTAGATCTTGTATCTTTAAACCATAAAACCATCAGACCCGCAACACAAAGCATCGAGAACGAAGCAGAACGTTTCAAACGGCGCATTAATTTGGCGCCTATCGCACCCGGACAAGAAATTGATCTTCAAGCCATTGTTAAACTCGGAATCGGGAGACAACATGCCAAATTCAAGCCCGCATGCCGCGTCGTATTTGTGCCGAATCGTCACGTCACAATTCATTACGATGTATTAGAAGAATTGAAATTAACAGACGATGAATTGAAATGGTTTGTCAACGAGTGTCCAACACAAGTGTTTGGTTTAGCGTCGGAAATAAAAAAGAATGATAGCAAAGAAAGAATATCCAAAACAACATCCGACATCGAAAATGTCCCTGTATGTATGTCTTCTTCTTCTTCTTCTTGTTCAACGCCAACACAACACAATCTAGCGGTTGTCGACCATGATCGATGCATGGCGTGTCAAACATGTATTGTGGCGAGCAAAACACTGATTAACAAAAAAATACCAGAAGATCAGATAAAAACGCGCATGGAAAACAATACGTTAAAACCGATTGCGACATATGAAGTCTTTGGACAACAAGATCAAAAAACGGATTTTCGTTTTGCCATTCAGAGTGTTGGAGGCATGATGCCTTTACAAATTTTGTTACGTGGCATGAATGTTTTGGTTCAGCGGATTACCACATTTTCCTCGGATTTGGAACGCTCGGTGTTTTGATTTTATTTAAAAAGAAAAATATTATTTTCTTTTCTACAGAAAAAAGAAATGACAGCCACGATCAAGTTCTCGCTTTTTCATGCCTCGGTTGCTGTTTTGTTCAGCACAACAATCCATTTGACCACAATTTCATCATCGCATGTGACGGATAGTCACGACATGGAACGGTACTGGAGATGGCGAACAGGCATCAGCCAAATAAGCGTTGCGTTCAGCTTTTCATATTTCATGTACGAAGTCTTTGTGGAAATACGGGAACTCGTATTTCACAATAAACGAAGCCTTCCAGATTTGTTTCATGCACTCTTATGTGCATTTGTTTACGGGCTTGGTGTTGTGTTTCAAGTCGCACACATAATGTTAACGACATTGCAACTGATGGAAATCAGTACGGTTTTTTACGATATATATTTGCTCAATCATCTTCATCTTAAAAAATTGATTCATGCTGGTCGCGTGGATAATACTCTTCGAGACAAGGAAAGTGCCGATCACGCGAACAAGATTCTTCGACACAAGCATTTCGAAACTGTTTTGGGGGCAGTATTTGCTATGTCCTTCTTTCTTGTGCGCATCATGATGTACGCTCATTGGTATTGGAATATCATTCCGCATTGTATACGGTTTGCAACACAAATCGTTTGCTGTCAAACGATGTTTGATATGTGTCTCTCGTTAAATGGTATGGCAGTCATTCTTTTGACCGCATATTTTGTATTAAACGGGTTTTGGTTTCTCAAGATTGTAAACAAGCTGATTTTTTTATAAAATAAACAGAACACGTGCTAAAATTTGACCCAAATACGGGCCAGCAACCATACAAACGCAACCAACAAAAAAATTGCAATGAGAATGACAAACACATTCATCAGACGGGAGGTATTATTCCAACGCTGAACAACGTAGACCGGCGTCATGCATAACAAAATGAAAATGGCAATCGAAATCATATAGGTTGCGACCTTGGGCTCCCCACCTTTCAATGAAGTCGTATTGTTTATAACAATCGCAAAACTGCTCAACAAAACACATAACGCCAACCATTGTGCGTACGATTCATTCACGTAATATCGTTGTAGGGGATCATCAATTGATTTCCAGTGCAGTTCTTCGTTGCTTTTTTGTTGTTGTTGATCCGGACTCAGTATGATTTTTTCTGTCATCTCCGCCCTGTTACTCCTCTTCTTTTCGCGGCAACAAGGAAGTTATGGAACACAGAAACGGGTTATGAAGCGAACTTGCGTCTCCGCGTTATCGAGAACGACGAACGGGTAGAACGAGTCCAACTTTTTGACCGTGAACGCAGTCGCGTATGACTGGCCGTTGATACAGAATGACACAGTATTGAGTACTAAATCGGTACATATCGTCACGCGTGTACCGCTTGTGAGGTTGGCGATGGCATACGAGGCCGTAGGTGGGACACCGCCCGTGGTGATCTGTCCGTTTTGAATGAGGAGGTACGTGTCGTGTAGTGGGCCGAACGCAATCGGTTCGCATGTGGCGTTGCGACCCGCTACACCGATACCAATGAATGGCGCTCTATTATTAAGTGCATAGCCAAAGAATGGTGCATACACGATTTCGAATGGTGCATACACGATTTCGACATCAAAGCGTGATGGCAGATAGCGCAGTGGATGGGCGCCGAACACTGCCGTCCAATTGTAGACAGAACGCGTCACACGTACGGTCGTGTTGGACATGGATAGCGTCATCTCCGGTCCGCAGCGATCCGCCGCAAATGAGGCCGCTACGATACAACGCACCAACACACACACACACACACACACACACACACACGCGATACAACACACAAAGACAAATGATTTTGTATGTCTTAACACAAAAAGCAGGGGCGTGGACGGCGTACGTACAGATTTCCAGAGCATACTCACCGACAAGTCGCCATAATACCAGCGGCAGCAGCGGTCTTCTCGAGTAATGACAAAAGCAGTCGAGAAACGCCGCAGGCGTTTGCGCAGGCGTTTGCGCCGGTTCCAGCATGGCAGTATAGCGCGTTTTTTTTTGCTTTTATGTATGTTGAAAATAAAAAAAAACAAACGCAGTTTTTTTTTGCAAATCACTTGACAACATGGACTGGCATTCGAACATCAAACGTATTGAATTCCAAAACCCGAATCCGAATGTTCCCACACTCTACTGTGATTTACCATTCGAACAGATGCATCCTCATATGCGACCTTTTTATTTGGCCTTGATCTGTGGCGCACTCCATCAACCGGCCGAAACGATCATTCCATCGGCGTCTCCGATCCCGTCGATAATCATCGTTACGAGTGATAGTTCCATTGATGTGGAGTTTTTCGACACCCTGCCCAAATATTTTTGCGCATGTCGTGCATGCGGTTCAACAAAAGGAGGTCCCAACCCTGTACTTCGCAATTTTTTGCAAATGAATGATGAGAAAGATGAAAAAGAGACGAAACAAGGAAAGGAAAAAGAAAAAGAAGAAACGACTCGCCGGCACAATGAAGAATTTTTGTATACGTGTGGTGATTGCCGCGCGATCAATTGGACCGAAAACTTACAATTGTTGTCCTTGAATTACAAAGAATATTTGCCTTATTTTTGTCAGCCAATTCAAAACGACACTGTTCGTCATGCTTACACGTTTCTTCAGCAGCGTGGTAAACCCGAGGGTAAACCCGTGGGTAAACCCGTGGGTAAACGTAAGGGATTCTATCATGCGGATGAAGAAGATGAAACAGATGTTCATCGTGGATATGGCAGCGATCCGCGGGAATGGCTTGACGAGCAAGCTGAAAACAACGACGATGATGATGGTGATGTTCGTATTAACAACCCTTCTCCTTCTTCCTATTGCGATGTTCGTACTGAGCCTTCTTCATATTACAACCCTGAGCAACCCCATTACACACCACCTCTGGTGGAAACAAGTAATTTTTTAGACGACGTTGCAATGCGTATGAATCGATATCGATATGCCGAAACGGAAGACAGAGAAAAAGACAAAAAAACACGGTTTACTTAGGCTGTGCGCCTGTTTTATTGAAGTTGTGTTTCTCTCTCTTATAATCTTCAAGAGCTGTTTGAAGCCAAATTCCCTTCGATTTTGTCTTTTCGAAATACGCGCGGTGTTGTTCGTGTTGTACAGTAAGAGACGAAATTGTTTCTGAGGTAAGAATGCCGAACGCATTTGAAAAAATCTTGGGATGACACTGTGACAAATAATTGAACGTTGTATTGTGTTTCTCCAAAATGTGCGTGCACGAAACCACAGGACATTTTTTTTGGCGTTGGACGTGTTCGTTTAAAATCGACAATAAATGAATGGCATCAGTGATTTTTTTGAGATACAGCTCATATTCATCTTCGTATTCTTTGAATTTCGATTGTTTTGCTTCATTTTCACTCATTCGTTTCAGAAGTGAAGCATCGACCCCCAATTTGAGTAAAGCAAGTTTCGCATGTTCATTCGTTGCGTCGTGTTTTTTTGTTACTGTTGTTTCAGAACACACAGCGGTAACACATCGTTCTCGATTGAGAGCCACATCGGCTAAGGCGTTCAACGCGCGTGCCGAAGTTGTTTGTTTACGATGGGCAGGAAGATATTCGCAACAACATGTACAATCCATTTCTTTTTGTTCTTCATCTTCATGAAAGAGCTCCAAAGGAATGTGATCATCCGGGAATTTCTTCTCCTCTTTGAAAAACTCGTATTTGGAAACGTTCATCAACATGGTGAACGTAAACGTGTTGGTTAGATGCGTGGAATCTTTCCGTTCACGAAAGTAGAGAAGAGAACGAGTTTTCTTTTCATCCTTGCCGTGTTTTTTGTTATCTTCATCCCGTTTGCAGAATCGATTGTGTATATAGTACCGAAGTTGCGTTTCTGTTATATTTGACTTGTTTGTCGTCATGTTAATGGCTTTTAATGCATCACTCATATCCATTCGCGCATCGCGACTGGCCATCAACACCGTGTTGATCGCTTTTCCAAGCCAGTGTGTTGCCATCTCTCTTCTTCTTTTCTTCTTTTCTTGCTTTCGAAGAATATTGAGCGACTCAAACATCGAAAAAAAAAACAAAGAGAAAAGGCTCTTTTGTGCTGGATGGCGTTTCAAGGACACGATGATTCCCAAGCACGGGTTTACCGTGTTCACTCTTTATTCGATGATGCCCCGCATTATCAAACGCGTACGTCCGTATTTTTGATGCCGCTTTATTTCCCACCTGGATTGAAAGAAGGCGATTGGGTGCGTATTGAAAGCACACAAAACCAGAATCGTTTCGCTTATGGTATATTGCGTGACATGTCGCGTCAAACATCCCTTATGTTGCAAGCACAAGAACAAGAGAAAACGCAGAACGACGGGAATGAACATACCCTCTATGTATCCAAAATCGTTTTGAATCGTCTTTCAAATGATGAGCGAGTCACGATACAACGAACTAACGTACCGGATCTACCAATGTTGAAATCGGCTGTTTTTTCTGTTCAAGCGCCTTCTTCACCACCCATTACACAAGAATTTTTTGATAACTGCGTCACATCCATCAAAACTCATTTTACGTATCCTCGACCTGTTATGCTCGGTCAATCGTTCCGGATTTGTTTTTCATCCGCCGCACCTAAGTTCAATCAACCTCAACACATTACTCTTTTGCTGTTGGAGGATAGGACGTCAACGCATCCAGAAATGGGCTTGCTTCACGTGTATTCCACGGCGATTCGCATTGTCTCGTATTATATAAAACCTGGAGGAACGCGAGCATGGTTTCGTTTTTCTTCTCCTACTAAAAACGAAACAAAAAACGAACCGAGACATCATTCTTGGTTTGATACAGGAATGCAAAATCTACACGAACGTTACCACGTGTTATCACAATATAATTCCGACCAACTTCAATTACTGAATCGTACGGTGCGAGAGAATTTGCATACATATCGATCGTGTTACCAATGTTGTAAACTGCCATCCCCGGAAACGAAAACTTGCAGTGTTTGTCAAACCATTGCATATTGCTCGCCGGATTGTTTTGCCACATCGCTTTGTATTTCACAAAAAGAAGGAAAGGAAAAAGAAAAAGAAAAGCAAAACACAATGGACGATTATTTTTATGTCACCAATACGTCCCGATCGCCCCGTCAGCACACACCGAAAGATTGTAGGGACCGAGTGGCACGTGACCTACAACTCAGAGCCGTCATACCCGTAAGTTATCAAGTCCCATCGGATCCAATACATCAAACTCGATACATCGCGACCGATCTGATTCGCAACTCATGGCTTTTGCGTTACGATATACCATCCTTCATTTCGCCTTTGATTGAAATGTTTACAAACGATCCTTTGACGTCACAATTGATGGGCGTCGTGTATGATTATTCTCCGGCGTTTTGGTACGATGCTGCGGTTGAACGGTCTCGTCAATGTCGTCGATCCATAAGCGACGTTCGCAAATGGTACTCTACCTCCTGCAAAACTCCAGCATCTGTCTTAGCGTATGCCAGATTTGAAGGGTCGTTTCGACCAGTGGAACAGTGGAACCCCGAAAAGTTGCCCATGTCGAAAGTGAAAACGTTGTTAACGCAACACACTTTGTTATCGGATGACGAAAAATGGAATGTGTATTTGATCACTCTCACATATCGACATATGGTTACCTTTCTATCGTCGCTGAATAAGAGTTTTCGGTTAACACATTCATCGGATCTGGATCAATGTTTAACTGGGTTTGCTTGGATTACGAAACCTGCATCGGAATTATTTATGTGTGGGATGTGCTTGAAACCTTACAACCATCGCGCATGTCCAACGTGTATGTGGTCGATCACGTCAACATCTCATGCCTGTGTCGACTGCCTGCCTCATTTGCCTGCCATGTGTGCACATTTCACGTTGTTGACCGAATGGTTTGTGAAATGGTTATCGTATTCACATGGCAGTAACGCAGTTCCTGAGCATGTTTTGCAACAATTTGAACGTCGTGCTAATGAGTTTCCATCCATTAATGAACGCGAACTCCGACACATGTATCTGACGTGGCTTTTTGAACGTGCCAGCATAATTTGTACAAAAGTATATGAATACAATCCCGTTGCCGTCATTATTGAATATATGAATCCTGATGATTCTGTACACATCGACAGCGATGCCATGCTCGATGAATTAATGCAACATAGCAGCAAGAGCAAAAAATCGGAGAAAGCAGAGAAGGCGGAGAAAGCCGACAAGCCACCTAATTCGAAACGAAAAAAATGTACATGCACAAATCCGCATTGTTCTGCCAAAACGAGAACGTTTTTGCAAAAAAAAACATAAATGCAGTTATTTGTGTTCAATATGTTGTTGTTGTTTTTGTAGTGTGTCTTGTAGTTTGATTTGGGTGTGTTCCTGTTCCCTGTTCTCTTTATGTAACCCGTGGGTAAATGTGTTGATAGAAGAAGCCATGTACGCCATAAGCAACAACGATACAATACTCAAGAGAACATACACAACAGTGGAGCCGTAAAATGCCACCCAATCGAGCTCGTCACAAAATTTGCGTTGCATGTAACTTCCGAACATCGGCCAATAGACGCGTTCGATGCGATCGTATAAGACATTCGTATCGTTGCCCGTATTGCTGCTGATCGAACCCGATTGTACAACAAGTTGTGGATAACAGTTGTACATTTGCAATTGTTTTCGAATCATCCAACTGTCGATGTCTTCCTCCTGGCCTCGATTGTCTTGGATATTTTGAACATATGAAGTTTGGAAAAGGATGGATGCCCCTTTGCGACTCCAGATGTAACAGTGTAACAGCACCGAATCGCTTTTGTAAATTCGTGACAATTTTTGTATTTGAACATCGGCATCTTGACATTCGGAATTTGAAATATGACAAGAAATTGCTTCTCCTGATCTTGTGTGCTGTCCCAATTTGAACACATCATAGTTACGGGGCACAACTTCCGCGTAAAAATCATCTACCACTTGTCTTAATCGTCCAACCGACATGTATTCGTGTCGAAACAAAAAGTCGTCTTCCCAAATCATAACATTGTCATCGGTTGCATTATGCAGGCCAAGACGAGCGACATTCGTGTGAGAATTCCATATGCCAAATCGACCTTTTGAAATGACGCCGGATGTTTTACATTCATCGTCCGTGGGGGGAATGACCATGTAAAATTGTGCCACACGACACAATCCATAGCGATGAAACTGGGCAGAAGCGGCCTCGAATCGATCCTTTCGACTGACAAGACAAATACAAAAAATCTGTCGACTCAGTTTGCACCAAAGAGTTTCATAGTCGAATTTGATCATGTTTTCTTTTGCATTTAACGCATTGTCGTCACACAAACAACCCTCGCAAACGGGTACCTTGCACACGTTTTTGGGAATGTGAAACATTCTCTTATCTTTATTCAACGCCCACGGACACACACGAAAAAAAAACAATAATTGGACACCGCTTAAATATACTTCCGCAACGCGTTTGCTTTCTCTTCTGGTAACGATTTAAGAAAAATATGTTGCAGTTTCTGATTCATTTGATAGCGAACAATGTGTTTCAATTTCAAAGCGGAATCAAAATTTCGTGGATCGATGGGATCAAGATAATGAAGGCGTAAAGGTTGTCCGCCTTGCCCAAAACCTTTAATGCATCCACTGTCGCAATTAAAACCTTCCAAAATCAACGGGACGATTAAAGATTTTGTTTTCAAGGCGAGTTCAAAGACGCCAGACTGAAATTGTGAGAGTTGAGTCCAGTGCAGTTGCTTTTCTGTATGTTTGCCTTCCGGAAACACTAAAATGGAATTTCCATCCTGTAATGCTTTTTCACAATTCTCTGTAAAACCAGAAAAGCCGTTGCTATGCTTTGCCGGAATGTATTGAGAACTTTTGAGAATGATATCAGGATACGATCCTGGTTTGTGTGGCAATGCAACAATGCGCAAATTGGGTTGGTCAATCAGTGCCAAACAAAATTCATCGAACGGTCGTGCTTTTGCAATATGATTGATAAGAAAAATCACCGGTTGTGTATAGGTCGTCTCGTTGTGGATTTGAACGGTAAAGAGTGTGTTGATCCACCAGCGCGAATATTGTGTCCAAAGTTTTCCTGCTGTTTTGGGGTTTTCGCAAACGTACGCGGCGATGATTTGTAAACCAAAGTAGAACGCCGTATGACGCAAAAAGCAAGCAATTAAAACACACCCCACACAACCAAACCCCCAATGACTGAGCGTCTGCCACCAAGAATTTGTGCTGGCAAAACATGCATAACTCAAACATAAAATCCCCAAGACTCCACAAATAATCCCACCGACCAAACAAAGCATGGAGATCTGTTGTGTTTTTTACTTATTTTAAGGTGAAGAGACTAAAGGAAAGAAAACAAAGAAAAACAAAGAGAGTTATTTGACTGTGCACAAAAACGAATCACAACAGTGAAAGTCTGCCGTCGCAACAAGTTCGCGAGTATGAGGATCTTCTTTCCAAAAGTCAGGTTCAGTCGTATCGACATCTGCCCAAAAATCAACATTTTCAACGTCAATTCGACGGATATGTGCAGTCGTGTCGAGTTTATAATCGATTGGGACTTGGGGCGCCAGCCACGTTACTGAAGTGATGATGTTTGGTGCGACGATGGTGTACCGGGTTTCGATTGACACCGTTTTCCAAACTTCGAAGTGTTCATTGAAAAGCTCCGCCATATAAAACTCCAATTTATCGTCTTTCTCGTCACAAATTACTTTCCCGTCTTTGATTTTGAATGATTCTGGCAAGTCAATCAAATACATCGTCTTTTTGTCCTTGTGCTTAATGATGCGTTCCAAACGTGCAATCATCGCGTGTTTTGCTTCTTCTTTTATCAGTGTCTCGATGCGACTGCAGAGGTCACTGTCTTGAGATTCTTTGTAATCTTTCCAATAAAAGCGAAGCTTTTTAAGGTTCTTTTCTCGATCCGGTTTGGAGTTTCGCGTCGGAGGCGACTTGGACCGTGAGCGTTTTGCATTCTCCACCGGTGCTGCTGCTGCCATTGCTGTGTGCACTGAAAACACACACACACACACGCACACACACATACATGAAACGACAAATTCCAACATTTTCGAAGATCAAATTTGTTTTTTTTTGGGCTTAGATTTTTATGCTTTGCGTGTGCATGTGTCGTAATGCAAGTGGACCCTTCACAAACCAAAAAACACGGCCCTCCTGGTGTTCCGGGGCGGAACGGTCGAACCAAAATCCATATCGCGCAAAGAAAAGAAACAGAGCGTGCCATTGAGACCAAGAATGAACGCGATCGAATTCGAGTGGAACGCAAAAAAGAGAGGAAACAAAGACAAGCAAAACAAGAAGAAAAAGAACACCGATATCATCCTCCATACTGCAATGATTACGGTAATGATTGTATGATTGGACCAAAATTGTTCGAACAAGACGACACATCGATTCAGGGAGTGATAAAATTATATTTTTCGTGTGCTTGGGAAGAGAACCCGCATCAGTATCAAATATTGTTTCAACATGCAAGCACTGATATTTTAGTCTGGTTCATGAAAACAAAGTTGTTTGGATTGGATTATACATGTAGAATAATCGACAGGATACAAAGGTTGACTGCCCTTATTGAATTATTTACATCCCGTTGTGATTTTGAATACGTCTGCGCTTATCACGAAGCAGACATGTTATCATTTATTTGCGGCCGGTCCTCTTTCAAGGATGTAATTGACCAGATCGCGTACAATTCTATGATATCCGAAGGAGTCATTCGTTTCGTTCTTCGGTATTTTAATAAAGCGCACAACATGTGCCGTGATTCATCATCAATTATTGCGCACCTTTTGGATGTTCGGATAAATAACGAACGCATGCGGACAATCAGTCCCATCATAAAATTCTGTGATGACAATGGATACAATTTACGGCTGAACATCATTTCATCGCTGTTCTTGACACAGGAACAACGAACATTACTACAACACATGTTTGATACCTTTTCTGTTCATGTGGAAAGGATGCCGAATCATATGAACTTTGTCACACAAGACAATTTTAGAACCATGTTTAAGACAGAAAGTGTGATCATGACTGTCTTTTCTTTGATCTCTGACGTCCATCATCTTTCTTTTAATAATGAAGCATGGAAACGAATTCGGAAGCACAAAAACGAATTTTTAAGGGCAGCGATGGTTCTCGATGCCATCAAATACGAATGCCCAGAACCGATGGTGTCCAAACTCATGAATCGATCGGATCAAATCGTTAAAACATGGATTAAATCAAAAACACTGAAATGCATAGCAAACACTCAATCACTTCTCTCCCTACACCTTCTTGAACCAGGAATTATTCGAATTATCGCATTATATCTCGTGGAATTGTAAGACCGCAAAACAAACAAAAACACAAACTTTTTTTTTGTGTATGTTGAGGCTAGCAATTATGCGAGCCATCGCTCGAATCATCGCCGTCACAAAGCGTCTTGCAAAGCCTCTGAAGGCATCTATTCATTCCATGAAGCCTATGAAATATAGGGTAAATGCGCCCCTTTACACACTCGCCACAATCCACCGACGACAAAAAACGACACAAAAGTATGAACAAGGTTCATCTTCTGCTCTTTTGCTACACCAACGCCGCACCATCATCCAAAAACCATTCAAATGTGGATTGTCATGCGTGTCGCAAATCAGTTTGCAATTATTAATGCAAAAACGTCCATTTTCGTCTTCTTCTTCATCTTCTTCTTCATCTTCTTCATCTTCTTTATCCAAATCTACATCCGAAAGCGTGAAACAACACAAGCAAAAGAACGGAGAAGATGACGTCACTACGACTTTCATGTGGACCGCAGACCAGGCGCTCCCGCTTGCGGCTATGATTGTGGGAGCATTGATCGGAGGATGTTTTCTAGGTCATCCGTTCATAGTGTTTTTCCTAGGTGGCATCATTTTTTTGCTGTTTGGATTCGTTTATCTCCTCCTGTTGTATCCGTTCGTCATTCCGTTTGTACTCGCTGTGGTGTATTTATATTCGGCAATGTAATCGATTCCTGTTTTTGATGATTTTGGATTTTCCCCAATTCCACAGACCAAATTTTCCGTCGTATGATGAACCACATCCATGTGAAAACGAGTGCACAGAACAGCACGGGGAGGACCACCATGATCCCAATATCGTACAAAATAGAATAATGTTCAACGAATCGCAAAGTTGGCGTTGCCACATGATGTTCAATAAAATTCAACAAGGTTTTCCCGAGTGTTTCATTTTTGTCATGTTTACCCGCGGGTTTACTAGACGAGGATTGTTTTACGTCAGAGTGATTCGTGTTTGGAATTCGTTGAACGACAAATTGTGGCAAGAACATAAACTGACGAAAATTATGAATATAAAACCAATCCAAGGCTTGCTCCTCACCATTCCGCAAGGCATGCAACAGATAAGATGTTTCGGCTACTGTTTGTACCATAGTGGAGGTGGCAATGTATGCATGGGTGCAGGCCGCGAATACGCGCGGAGTGAAAATCGTTTCTTTCGATGTCGGATACCCGGTCATGGATAAGCCGCCTAACATTAAACAATCATAAGCGTCCTCTCTATCTAAAAATTGTTTTTGTTCGATGCATCGCAAAAGACGATCGCGAAGCGCGATGGGATCAGAGCTATTGTGGACTTTAAAATCGTCCTCCAAGAATCCAGTGGTTTCTTGCTTTGAAAGTGGATGAGATAAACGAATTCTTGCCGCACGTACGTGCCCACCCCAACAGCCGCATGCACCCACATGTTTAATTTGATTCTCTTGAATAAATTGTGTGGAAGGACGTTCCGTTTGTACAAAATACGCTAACCGACACAAACCAATCTCGTGCATATGCTGAACACAAATGTCAAAACGATCTTTGCGTTCTTTTAAATTGATACAATACCATTTCGTTGCAAGTTGAAACCAACACCATTCCAAGTCTAATTTGAGTTTTATGATGTCATTTCCGTCTTTAGCTGCTTCTGCTTCTGCTCCCCCTGGCGAAAAAGAACAAATGCAATCCTTTTGCGGTGGACAAGGAATACAATCATCACAGCAATTCATGTTGTTGTTTCTCTCCTTTATCTTATGTGTACGGTTTCCCAAAAAAAAAGAACAAAGTTACGCTAAAGAGGTGAGACATTGGGTTTGTATGTGAATTGTAACAAAAAATCGTACGCTTGATGAATTTGTTTCATCTGCTCTTCACGCGCTTCTTTATTGTCACCCACTTCTTTATTGAAAGCAGACCGGTCCGGATGGTACTCTAGAGCCAACATTTTGTATCTTTCATGAACAAGCTTTGTGGTCAGTTCCTCGCTTTCGCGGAAACCAAATCTCAACCGCGCAGAACTTAAATCGATCACAGGTGATGGGTTGTTGTACTTTGCATCGTATTTTGAGTCGATCTCTGGGTTGTTAAACCGAATGCGATCAATGGCCGCCTCAAATCGTGGTATCACAGCGGCGTATGTATCCGCGTAAAACTGCATCCAGTCCAAAGGACTGAGTTTCTTATCGAATTGTTCCACCAGTCGTTTTACCCACGCCAAAGCATCATAGCCCTTATTCACCGGAGAAAACAGATCGACTCCAGAGCCATCGTTTTTGGCTCCATCCAAAAGCGTATGGATGATTTCGAGTTGTTGTGGGTGGTTGGATGTATGTGTGAGTTCTTCAACAGCCGTACAAATAAGAGTGAGCCCTCGTCGTTTTGAAACAGTGTTCTTGACATGGTCACTGGTTCTGGTGAGCAGTTTCTGTACCAGAGCGGCGTTGGGTTGATCGGCTGAACTTGCAATGAAAAGAGCGCTTTCATTGTGATGGTCGTTGTCATTGTCGGTCTCTAGCGTATCGACGCTCTCTCCGGGTGAAACATCCAGCATTGCATGAGCGATGACCGGTTGTATAAGACACGCGAATTTCAAAGCGGTTCCACTTAATACGCCTGGGCTCACTGGCGAGTCAAACCGCAGTCCGGCCAACCACAAGAGTTTTATCAGCTGATGGAACGATCGAGATCGATCTGGATGAGCCGGACACCTTTCGTAGGCGGTCTGGTGAGGAAGCAAGAGACGAGAAATGACGTTGCGCGCCACGATCTCCCTTGAGTCTTTTGAATCGAACGCAAATTTTCCGACGATTTTTTCGCGTTCGAGAAGGAGGCCTATGACACGTCTGTGGTCATCGGGAGCAGAGATACCCCCCAGATGAGCAACGAGGGCATGTAGGCGTGTCTCATCCTCCGAAGGAGGTGCCTGTACTTGTTTTTGTTTTTCGGGTGTTTTGTCGGACACACCGGTGAATACGGTTCCCATTCACTTCGTATCTGCACACAACACACCATCCATGCACATTTATGACGCTCGTTTCTGCTAAAAATCAATGGTTAACTTTGCGATGTTTTTAAACCCCCCTAATTTTTTCTTTTCTGGCTCTTGATCCAGATCTTTTGAAACGTCAAGTAGTGGTTGTAACAAATCAAATTTTGTATTTTTCACCAAAAGCAAAGTTTTTCTTTATTATAAGTAATGTCAAACAAAACTCCTGCTTCTGCGTCAGCGTCTCCCACGCAAACCTCAGACAGTAAAGATGCTAAACTAACACAAATACAAGAAGAACACTATCAACCGCACCAAGACGAAGTCAAACTGTTTTATGGCGATGAATTCTTAGCCGAAGTGCAATCATGGGATAAACCGATTGATAAAAGCAAATATCTTCCCAAATCAGTTGTCTGGTCCACTGATGGAAAACGTGGATGGTACACGTACGAATATGGTGGCAAAAGCATTTGTTCGAGAACACATTGTATCGAATCTTCGATCTGGTCCGCGTTGCAAACGTTTACTGCAGAACCAAGTATTCTTGGACTCATTGCGAACAAATCTGAAGGCAAGACTGAAAAGGATGAAAAGGATGAAAAAGACATCACCATGTTTATTCAACGCAAGTGTTCAACACTTTGGCGCAGCATGGGTGCACTCGATCTAGCGTGGCCAATCTTCGATTTTGAACAAAAAAGCAGATATGCAAAGCACATTTTTCGTGCCGTTTCCAAAAATATTCCGTACATGATGAAAGCCATTCAAAACGCGAAAGCGTTATCAGACGCAGAGTTTCTTTGGTCGATTGCATTGAAACGAAACTGGAAATCTGGATGTGCCATTTGTTTAACGGAAAAAATTATGGGCACCACGTGCAGCTGTGGACATACCGAAATTATGATCCTTCGTCCATGCGGTCATTCATTTTGCGCACAGCCTTGCTGGAAAGACTTTATGAAATCAAAAGCGGCTCCTCCTCCAAAACAGCGCACCATGACAACGGCGGACGGTCAACGTTTTCTGATCATGGGCAGTGGTGACTACAGAAGCAATGTAAGTGATGATGGTACATCCTTTGAATGTCCATTGTGTCGCACACACACCACATCCGTTTTTCATGCAGAAAACGTCGCTTTTGGTGATAACAATCTATTTAAAGGCTTTGTTCGAGCGTTAAGCAACACCATTATTGAAGAACTTGGTATTTATGATTGTTGATTCTTTATATCAATTGATCGTTGCTACAATCAACAAAAAAACGGCTGATGTTTGAAGACAATGACAAATAAAAACGGATTGAGTGCTGCAGGAGATCGATGTGTACCGCAAAAACGAGCAGATTCCGAAATACATACGGTAAAATATCGGCCCGTTCCCAGTTGTCCTGTTGTTGTGGTTCCAACGGTCCAACAAACAATTTCGCCTGTACGTTCGGCATCCAACAATACAGCATACACATCGGCAAGAAATCGTGCAAGCGGCATTTGACGATGGACGTGTGCACGATCGAGCCATTCTTTAGACCGAAAAAACCCCAGTCGAAATGGTTTTAGAACCGTAGTATTCGCGCTCTCCGAATCAGCACAACCATTACGATCATACTCATCAAGCATGTTCAATTGGATGTTTTTGCGAAGGATAAGAGGGAATTGGTGATCAACTGATCGTTCCCTGTCCGCGGATACGAACAAAGAACACGTCAGCGCAAAAGTGTCCGGGGTAATAAAACTGCAGCGAAACAGATCCCTGGTCAGTTGACGAAATGCATCGTGAACAGAAGACGTAATCAGGACGGATACATCATGCGTCGTCATCGTTAGATTCTGAAATATGTCGAATGAATCGGTAACGTTTTTCCACAAGCTAACTGTTTTTTTTAACGGAAACCGACTTGGGCGATTGAACTCAAACAACAAATTGAACTGATCCACGTTTTGTGGTTGCGTGACCGCTTGGAACTGATCTTTCATAGCATTCCAGTCGGCATTCTTCCATCGTTCATCCAATTTCTGCTCGAAGCTATCGAATCGCGAGTTTGGAATGGCAATGTGATCGTGTCGAATCCGTTCGATTTTTTGTTGAAGTGATTCAATGTACGAACACACCAGACAAACCAGCATCTTTGGAAGGAAAGGAAGACGTTGAAGCAATGCGTAGAGAACGATAGGATTTGAATAATGTTGTTGATTGAGATTGTAGTCGGCTTTCAGCCGTTGAATGCAATCGTTGTAAATTGTTTTTCGTTGTACGGTATCCGACATTGCTGTTGCGATGTAAGAGGGTTTGAAGGAATGAGCTCAATGTTTGGTTTCTCTAACAGAAAAAAAGTTTTTTTTTACACTGGCCCTATTGGACCACTAGGCAATGGGGCGAAGTCATTGTAAAAGACAAACGCAGGCTGAGAGTGTTCGCAAACGATCTTGTCGTGGCACATCATGGTTTCCCATGGACCGCCTCGACAGGTCAGACAAAACGCGGTTTGTTTCGTAAGCACCTGGAACGAGATGGGTTCAGGGATTTGAGCGGGTAACACACCGGGTACGACACCATTCGCATTTTCCAGTTCAGCACTTAACTGTTCACCTTCGGCGTTCGTCAACACCTTCGCACTTGTGGCGTCATCGATCACCGGCCCCCAAAAATCCAGAGCCGACATCGGTGGTTCCTTCTTCATCACATGCGATTGGTGCGATTGTTGCGCCAATTCGTCGGCGGACGGCACGTACATCTTCAATTCATCCACGTCAAGTGATTTGGAGCCCAACTGGTCGCCATACGATTGATCGTGAGTGTTATGTAAGACACCCGATGATGTCCCTCCAGAGAACAGAATTGCGCCCATCTTGTACAAGACCTTTTTCTTTCTATAGACCAAAACAAACGGGTGCAGTCAAAAGTGACGTTGCTGTTCATAGAGCTAGAGAGTGATGTGCGTGAGGAGAAAGCGAAATGTTTTGGGCTGCGACAAAAAATGTTTTGCACTTGCACAAAAAAATGTACACTTCACTTGACGTTTCTGACAACACGCGCGCTAGTGTCTGATTTGGAATCTCGCGTCTCTCACATCGCACGTGCGCAGATGGCAGCCGCTGCCGCTGGTGCGAAACCGCCTCTTCCGAACCCGGACAGCGACGCCAAGGACAGGGTGTTTACCCCATCCCCCGGATCGAAATTTGGGTGTGAAATGTGTCGTCGGCTGGGCATCAAGCGATGTGGAGGATGTCGCATGGCGTGGTACTGCAGTCGCGAATGCGCACGTCTTCACTGGACAACTGGGGATCACCGAACAGACTGCAAGCGACTCAGGCAATACGACGCGGTCGTACACGGTGACAGAGAGATGGCACTCGGGCACACGTTCGAGGCGTGGTTCGAGTCGGAGCGGCGCATCAAACGCGGACATAAGAACTCCGGCGCCCTCTCAATTGAATACCACCGCGGCGATGCAGAGCGTTTGGTGCGTCGCCTTTCGAGCGTCTATCCCGACTTTGACTTCAACCGTCAGTCAAGCACCGGCTCGCACCCGTTGGCGTACATTGCCGCCTCTGAATTCGTGCCGTGGCGATGCGAAGCATTCATGGCCATTCTCTCCGCGCCTGGGGTCAATGTGCTGCGGCCGTTCGCCAGTGGCAGTCGTAAGACGGCGATCGAGGCCGTGGTGGAGGTCCTCGGCGTCGAGGACGAGGACGACCGGATTGCGGCAAGCCTTATGGACGTGACGCCGCCTGCCCTGTTGACGGGCATTCCGATCAACTGCTTCCGCGTCGGCACCCACACAAACACAGACCCGCATCGATGTTCGATTCTCTCCGCACTTCTGCGGCGTTACGTCATGAGTGGAGACGGACACGAGACGTTGAACTCTTTGGTACGCGCATTTGGCGTGGATTCGAACGGCATGGATCTCGCGCGCGTGTGCAACCGGTGCAATTTCAACGCAACAGCCCCGTCAAACCTTCGGGTGATGTGGCCAGAACAGCGCGATCGTCTAGTCGCAACGCTTGAAACTCTCAAACAACTTAAGGCGTCGCTGCAGCGTTACCACTCCGAACTCCCTGTTGTGGTGTGTTCGTTCTTTGACCCCGTGTTTCTCGGGGCATCGACGTCTCTGTGTGCCATCACGACTTCGTATTTGTTCTCGTAAACACTTGACATGCGCCACCACGAACGTGTCTCATTCGGAGTGCCGCGTGTGAATGTGCATCCGTCAGACATGCGTCGACTCGTGCTCAACCTTCGCACCAACTACGTCCGGTGCACGTGGGCTCGTCGCCTTCACTGGAACAAACGCATCCAGGACAACCGACTGGCCGCCGGTCGTGGACAGAACCCCAAACAGGAAGCGACTCGCGCTGTGGTCACTGCAGCTGACATGGCCAAAGGCATCGTGTTGCAGACCAGCATCGGCACGGGGTACATGTTCGCGACGTGCGGGTCGAAAGAAGATTCGATGTTCCACGGCGCCCTTGCCTCGCTCCTGATCGGCGCGACTGCCGGAGTCCCGGCTGGCGTAGTCACCCCTTTCGCGGTCGCCAAGTTCGGACCCGTCTTTGGCTGCGCCGCATCTACCGCATTTGGATTGACAGCGTTTACATTCGTCGCGGTTGCAACACTCCGCAAGAAGACGACAGAAGTTGTTGTCGGACACCCTCACTACGTAACGTCGGGGTATCGCTGGGGCGAACACGACGATGACGAGCGCGATGAACAGGGATATCGCCGTCTGAAATAATGAGTGTTCTTCTCTTCGCGATGCTCTTATGAACTCGTCCCTGTTTACGCCACGCCTGTTCCGCGCCAGACTCACGAACTGCTTGTGTGGTGTTTACAGATGGATCAAACCGACTCTGGAAGGTCCTTTTTGTCGACAAGCGGCTGGGAAACGGATCGCGGGATCCAACGGCGAATGTCTCCGAAAAGGAAAAGTGCATTTAACAAAGGGAAAGAGTCTAAGTTTTACGTTAAAAGCTTCATTTCCTGTATCAACGGTCTTGGCTGTGAGAATAAACACTGCCACCAACGTATCCATGGCGTGTTTGATCCCCACCAACAAGCATTCTATGCCAAACATCCTATCGAAAAGCAAGGTATCGCTGCATGTCTGTACGGCTTGTTTGGCTGCTGTCGATTCGTCGACTCCGGCATGTGTCCCTATCGGCATTACACAATGATTCGCCCACTCACGCCCCAACAAATGTGCGAAGCTGCGTTGATTGTCTCTCGTGTTTTTTTCAAACGTGCTACCCATTTGGTACAGCGCCCTATGGTCGTCTGGCCACTTACGGAAGCTCTCTATCAACAAAGAATTGACATCAAGAAGCTATTGATGCCAGGGACTGCGACTCACCCGTTGGTGATGGAAAAGCTCAAGGTTCTCGAACTCTTGATGACATTACGACCCCACGCGCTGTGGATTACAAAAGAAGGAGCTCTTTACATGATCCCAATGCACTAGTTGTTTCTTTTCAATCAAAGCAACCGAACGAAAAAACCAACTCTTTCTCTCTCTTTTGAATGGCCTCTTTTGAATGGTTGAGCGTCTGACATTCAATCACGGGCTTGCTTTGTGTTGATGATGTGTCGTTGTTTGTATCTGTGTTTTATGTGTGCATGCGAATAGAGACAGAAACACGATGAAAGCGTGCTGTCATGAATGCTGGCAGCCCGACAAACATACGGGAGGTGATCTGTTCTGTCGGTGGTGCAGCCTGTGGGTGACCATCATCCTGCTGATTCTCGCCACTCTTGTGGGCGGTTTGATTTTTGGTAACATGAGTCTTGCGTATCGCGAGACTGGGTTTACGACGATCGACTCGGATGGGGCCACGGTTTTGGAGCCGACCACGGGTCAAACCTTTCAAGTCAGCACCAACATGATTACGACCCGTTTGCCCGAAAGTCACACGAACGACAACCCCGGTGTGGGTTGGTCCGATACGAAGTATTTGGTGCTGTATGATCCTTACATCGTGATGGTCTACACACTAAGTATTTCTACAGGCATCGTCGTTCTGTCGGCAATGTACACTCTATGGGAGTTTTGGATGTTTGTCCCACCCACGAAGTCCTGCAAATGTCGTGGCAATCAGTGTCAGGACTGCGGTCGCAATTTGTGGATGTGTGTCTGGCTTTCTGTTTGGGCCTTGGCCGCTCTTGTCGGTGGGGCATACATTGGCGCGCGCGACAATAAGGTGGAAGAAGGCGTGTGTGGGCCGCGCTATTTCCAAAACATCCCGAACGCTCCGTCGACGCAAGATGGTGGACCCCATTTGGACGGGCACTGGGCCGTTGAATTTTACGGAGCGAGCAATAACTTTCAAAATACCTATGAACCCGTATATTATTCTAGTTCGCGCACATGGCAAACCAACATCTGGCCTGTTGACATCTCATCGCCTCACCCCAAGACCGCATCAGCCTGTTGGCTCGATACGATCAGTCAGCCGGGTGGTGTCACCTTTAACAATCCGTACTGGGTTCAGGTGATTTTTTGGGCTTGCATGGGTGGAGTCGCACTTGGATGCCTCCTATTGCAGTATTGGTGCTGCACAAATCCCTGTTTTTCCTGTATGGAACCGACGTTTGAAGCCTGCGACAAGTGGTGTAATTCATTGTGGAATCTGCGCTGTTGTTGCTGCTGCTGCTCATCTCAAGATCAGAAGGATCAGAAGAAGAAGAAGGACATTAAAATGCAATGCAATTGTTGCGGGTGCCAGTGTGTCTGGCATGGAGCAGCGCAAGCTCCTTCGCAACTCACTACTAAACCGTCTCTGGAGGAGAAATCGGCTTCTGACGCGGAGATTGCACGGAAACTCGCGGCTCCGCCGGCGATGGAGCAAATTATGGCTATGGCATCGGCTCCCGATGCGGTGACAATCCATGTATATGAGAAGAAAATGGATCTCGCCGTCACTCCGTCACATTCTGCACAATCAATTCATGCCGCATAAGCAATCTGTCTGTCTGCTGTGAATTACGATGTCACAAAAAAAAGAGCGGAAACGAAAAGCAAACAAAACAACAAAGAACCAACCAACCCCCCCCTTTCCTCATCTCTCTCTTTCTCTTTCTCTTTTTTCTCTCTCTTTTGCAAGATCATCGCGCACGAGATGAAACGATTCATACAACACATGAAGCACGTATTTTTTTACAGACAAAAAAACAATGAAAACTACTTACTGACAAGTCCTAGTAGTTGTGACAGACAAAAAATACGAATACAAAACAGAGAAGACAAAAGGACACATTTTTTTAGTGGGATTTGTTAGCTTTGGCTTTCGCTTTCGCTTGAATTGCCTTAGCTTCCATCCACAGTTGACCACCCGTGCGAACCGGCTCGAACGTCTTCACGCCCAATCGTTTACGCGCTTCTTGCACGGCTTTAATCCACGAGTTGGACTTTTTCACCGATTTTGAGGCACCGGCTTTGCGTTTTTTGTGGTGAGAACGAGAACGCTTGCGGCCAGCCGATTTCACTTCTGCTCCCGCTTTGCGTTTCTTGTGGTGCGAACGGGAACGCGAATGCTTACGGCCAGCCGTTTTCTTCACTTCCGCTCCTGCTTTGCGCTTCTTGTGAGAACGTGAGCGCTTGCGACCTGCAGATTTCGATTCAAGAGCAACAGTACCGGCTTTACGGTGGTGTTTCTTATGCGAACGCGAGCGCTTGCGCCCAGCCGATTTCACCTCCACGACAGCAGTGCCCGCTTTGCGTTTCTTGTGATGCGAACGAGAACGCGAGTGTTTACGGCCAGCCGTTTTCACTTCCGCAACGGTACCGGCTTTACGGTGGTGCTTCTTATGCGAACGAGAACGTTTGCGGCCAGCCGATTTCACTTCAACCGACCCGGCGCGTTTCTTTCCTTTGCGAGATCTTGAACGCGACTTGGAATGTTTGCGACCCGCCGAACGCGACTCTGCAGGAGCCGAGCCAGCGCGTTTCTTTCC